GCGCTGGATCAGGGTTAGACGCCGACACCCTCGACGGGATTAGTTCTGCCTCGTTCTTGAGGTCAGACGCAAATGACACAACGTCCGGCGATCTAACGATTGCTAAAACTGACCCTACCATAACTCTGTTTGATAATTCTGGGGCAAACACTGATCCTAATGGTTCAATTATATTTAGTGAAACAGGCACCGATCCTCATTTTCAAATAGATTACAACGGCGCTAACGATAGACTAGAGTTCAAGGGAAGAATTGCATCTGATTTTGGAGTCGATCTTGTTTACATCCATAGAGACACTGGCACCCCTCTGTCAGTCCTCGGTAATATTAGTGTAACTGGCACCGTTGATGGCAGGGACGTAGCATCTGACGGTTCTAAACTCGACGGGATCGAATCTGGTGCTACAGCCGATCAGACCGCTAGTGAGATCCGCACGTTAGTAGAGTCAGCCTCCGACTCCAATGTATTCACTGACGCCGATCACTCGAAGTTAAATGCGATCGAAGCCAGTGCAGACGTTACTGATACAGCGAATGTGGTCGCAGCGTTATCCGCAGGTTCTAATATTTCGATAGGATCTGACGGAACTATTTCCGCTACTGACACGAACACCCAACTGTCTAACGAGCAGGTGCAGGACATTGTTGGGGCGATGGTGAGCAGCAACTCTGAGAGTGGAATCACCGTCACTTATCAAGATGCAGATGGCACGTTGGACTTCAGCGTTGCTTCTCAGACGGATCAGAACTTCACCGATGCTGACCACACAAAGCTAAATGGCATCGAGACTGGGGCTACTGCTGACCAGACCGCGAGCGAGATCCGCACGTTGGTTGAATCAGCTTCCGACTCAAATGTGTTTACCGATGCTGATCATTCAAAGCTGAATGGTATTGAGGCTAGTGCGGACGTAACCGATACAGCCAATGTGGTAGCAGCTCTAACTGCGGGTTCTAATATTTCGATAGGGTCCGACGGAACTATTGCTGCCACTGACACTAACACCCAACTGTCTGACGAGCAGGTCCAAGATATCGTTGGCGCGATGGTGTCGAGCAACACTGAATCTGGTATTACCGTAACGTATCGAGATGGAGATGGCACGATTGACTTCAGTGTTGCATCTCAAACAGACGAGAACTTCACTACCGCCGACCACAGTAAGTTGGATGGCATCGAAGCGAGCGCGGACGTAACCGATACGACCAACGTAGTAGCTGCGCTGACTGCGGGTAGTAACATTACTATTGCGGGTGATGGAACTATCTCGCTCAGTGATGAGCAGGTCCAAGATATCGTCGGCGCGATGGTGTCGAGCAACACTGAGACCGGCATCACCGTAACGTATCGAGATGGAGACGGAACGCTCGACTTCGCTGTCGCTTCGCAAACAGATAACAATTTTACAAATGCTGATCACAGTAAGCTCGACGGGATTGAGACTGGAGCTACCGCTGATCAGACTGCTAGTGAGATACGCACGCTAGTAGAGTCTGCATCGGACTCGAACGTATTCACTGACGCCGATCACTCGAAGTTAAACGCTATCGAAGCTAGTGCGGACGTAACTGATGCGACCAACGTGTCCGCAGCCGGTGCGCTGATGAAGACCGGCGGCACGATGACCGGTAATATCAATCTGAATAGTGGGGGGATTCAACTAAAGAATTCTGATTCAGAAATTATCTGCGGACGTTTAGTGCCTTCTGGTGATATTGATATGGCACAGGACAAAGCTATCACCTTCTTCGGTGATTCCAGTCTACGCCACTCAATTCAGTCTAGGGGTATTGATGGTAGCACTGCCGACGATCTTAGAATTAACAGTTACGGGTCGCTATTAATTAACCTCGACTCAAACAGTAACAACAGTTCATCCGCTGATTTTATTGTCGGAAGACACGGGGATTCGACAGGCACAATCAGCAGCACTTTGTTTAAAGTTGATGGGGAAACCGCACAAGTAACTCTGTCTGGTTCTCTTAATGCTGGTGGTTTTGCGATAACCAATGTTGGAAATGTAGACGGGCGTGATGTCTCTTCGGACGGATCGAAACTCGACGGGATAGAAGCCAGTGCGGACGTAACCGACACAGCCAATGTGGTAGCAGCTCTAACCGCTGGCAGCAACATTAGTATAGGAACCGACGGAACTATTGCCGCTACTGACACTAATACCCAACTTTCAAACGAGCAAGTCCAGGACATCGTCGGTGGGATGGTTTCTAGTAATACTGAGACAGGTATTACCGTGACCTATCAAGACGGAGATGGGACGTTGGACTTCTCTGTCACTCCATCTTCTATCGGCTTAGGCAACGTCACTAACGAGTCCAAGGCTACGATGTTTTCCAGCGCGGCGTTGACGGGCAACCCAACTGCTCCGACTCAAAGCGCCGGTAACAACTCAACTCGCATTGCGACCACGGCTTACGCAGACGCTGCTGCCGCAGCTATTGTAGACTCTGCACCGTCCGCGCTCAACACGCTGAACGAGCTGGCCGCAGCTCTTGGCGATGACGCCAACTTCTCGACCACTGTTACCAACAGCATCGCTACCAAGCTGCCTTTGTCTGGTGGAACGATGACGGGGTCTATAACAATGGATGGGGATATTGACTTGGAGCGGGACAAAGCTATCACCTTCTATGGTGACGGCAACGTCCGACACTCAATCCAATCAAGGGATCAGAACGGAAATGCTAATGATGATATTAGAATCAGCAGTTTCGGAGCACTCTATATTGACCTCGACTCGAACAACAATAATAGCTCAGGTGCTGATTTCCTTATCGGAAGACATGGAGAAGGGACGGGCACAATCAGCAGCGAGCTATTTAAAGTTGATGGGGAAAATGGTAACGTCACACTCGCTGGAACGGTTGACGGCAGGGACGTAGCATCTGACGGCTCGAAGCTCGACGGCATTGAGTCTGGTGCTACGGCAGATCAGACAGCCAGTGAGATTCTCACGCTTATCAAGACTGTTGATGGATCTGGATCTGGACTAGACGCCGACACCCTCGACGGGATTAGCTCTGCCTCATTCTTGAGATCAGACACGAGTGATACCTTGACAGGGGACTTGAGCATCGACGGCGATCTCACACTTCAGAGTGGACATAACTTAGAAGTTAATAACAGTGATATTCTTCTTACTGACAATCAGGGCGCAGCTCTTGAAGTAAAAGAAGGAAGTAATCTTTATCTTCGTTTTGTAACCACTAATGGCTCCGAAGAAATACAGATAAACCAAGATACAAATATTGCTGGGAACCTTACCTTAGGGGGAGGCAATACAGTAGACGGGCGTGATGTTTCTGCGGACGGCTCGAAGCTCGACGGCATTGAGTCTGGTGCTACGGCAGACCAGACCGCTAGTGAGATTCTCACGCTTATCAAGACTGTTGACGGTGGCGGGTCGGGCTTAGATGCGGATACTCTTGACGGTATTGCTGGTAGTGCATTTGTAAGAAGTGATGTCGATGACACTGTTGCTGGAGACCTAACACTAACCGGCGTAGTCAATAATACTAATAACCTGAATGTTGATGGCCCTAACTTTAATGTTAGCACTACTAATAAAACTACCGCCGAATACGCCTACAGGGTAGATCGTAGCGGAACTGTAGTTGGGGGTATTAAAGTAGATGGTGCGGGTGACTTCACTAACATCACTGTAAGCGGCACCGTTGACGGCAGGGACGTAGCATCTGACGGAGCGAAGCTAGATGGGATTGCAAGTGGTGCCACTGCTAATACTGGAACAGTAACAGGGATTGATGCTGGCACTTTAATAGATGTTGATGATAGTGGCACAGCTACTCCGACTGTTAATGTTGATCTCAGTGAGTTGACTGATATGACTTCTTCCGTCAACACATCTCAAGATGAATTAGTTCTTCTTGATAATGGAGCGCAAAGAAGAAAGAGGTTCAGTGAGATATTTGGGTCGAATGCTTATAACTCTACTACGATTCCTACCAATACCAACCAGCTAACCAACGGCTCTAATTTTGTAGCATCGGGAAGCTCCGTTTCATTCTCTGAGCTTACTGTCACGGATGCTACGACCAAGATCGACGCTGATGGGACTTTTGGGTCAGACTACGGAGCGATTGGTATTGGCACCACCAACTTAACTAACGGTCATCATAGGATCTTTGCTAACAGCTCGGACCACATGTATTTTGCTGCATCGACCAGCAAAGGATTTAGGTTCAGGCCTAACGGCGGCACCAGTTCTGCCAGCGGCGGCGTAACGATTACCAGCGCCGGTAGACTGGGTGTGGGGACCACCAGTCCGGGCAGCAAGATGGCAGTATCCGGCGGCGTTGCTGTTGGTGCAAGTTATGTAGGTGGCGCAGCTCCTTCCAACGGCATGATGATCCAAGGGGTCGTCGGTATCGGAACATCATCTGGCTTGGGTAGCTACGCGCTTCAAGTGAATGGTTCGTTTGTAGCGAACTCAAAATCATTCCGCATCGAGCACCCGACGAAGGAAGACAAGCACCTTGTTCACGGTTGCCTTGAGGGTCCAGAACACGCTGTTTACTATCGTGGCCGGACTACTGAATCGACTATTCCTGTCCCAGATTACTGGGCCGGTTTAGTTGATGTTTCGACAATGACGGTGGACCTGACCCCATATGGAGCAAAACAGGATCTGGTTGTTAAGAGCATCGACGAAGATGGCAACGTGGAGGTCGAGGGTGGTGAAGACTACTTCTACACGATCTATGGAGAGCGTAAGGATATTGAGAAGATTACGCTAGAGCCTGATGTTGAGCCTGAGCCAGAACCTGAGCCAGAGCAAGAATCTGGGGATGATGGACCGGAACCAGTTGACGACGACGACATTGAAGTGGCATTGTCACCGGAGTGATTGACACTGCTTTCTTAATACCGATTGATCATCGCGGAATCCACGGGTTGCTTTTCGAGCAATACTTAGAGTTACATACTTGGTGCGAAGAGAACAATTCTCAGATTGTTACGTGCCAGGGAATGTTTCTCAACTTTGCTAGGAATCATCTGGCTACTGGCGGGTCAGGTTATATGGACCCCACACCGATCGAGGCTGAGTGGTTGTTTTGGATCGACTCCGATATTCAATTTACGCTTGATCAGATTAAGCACCTACACGGTATCAAAGATAAACATAAATTCGTTACGGGGTGGTATCAAAGCAACTTCACTGATGCAGCTATGGTGGGCCTGTGGGACAAAAAACACTTTCGCAAACACCTACATATGCCGTTCACTTCGGCCAAGTTTTTGAAGGAGAAAGCGGAAGAATCCGACAAGCTGTTGCGAGTTGACTGGTGTGGGTTTGGGTTTACCAGAGTTCATCGTTCTATTTATGAGAAGATGAAATACCCATACTACCCCCTGAATCACGTTAGCGTGAAGGGATGCGTGGACCCTAATAACAAAGATAGGATATTTGACGTAGAAGACCTGTCTTTTGAGGACGTAAGTTTCTGCAATAATTGCTACAAAGTCACTGGTATTAAGCCTCTAGTAGTCCCCAAACTTCGTGTTGGACATCTCAAATCTTTTATTATTTAGTTCTTTTGATGAGCAAAACTATTGAATTCACTGATGAAGAATGCCGCGCGGTCGTCGCTCTGATCGACATGGCCGTTAAGTCTCCTGCTGGTGGGGTGAGAATCGCGCAACCAGCCGCTATCCTTGCCTCTAAATTTGCGGATTATCCTGCGGAAGCTTCTGAAGAAGTAGAGGATGAGGACGTTGAAGACGCCTCTTAACCGCTTGAAATCCATACCCGTTTGAATATACTCGACGGGTGCCTGTATCGAGGAACCAGCCCAGCCCACAGAGGCAATCTGCTCTTACCTTTGTTTCTCCAAAGGTATCGGATTTATTATTTTTTGAGACCGTAGATGCTCAAAAAATTGGTAAGACTCCTACAGAAATAATTGCGAATATACCTGCATACGGAACCTCGCATCCGGATTCCGACAGCTACCCAGACCACATCTTGTGCTTCGTTCGTCAATCCGACGCGAACGGATTGTTTTACGAGTATTACTATGCGGCCAAACGCACTGAGCAGGACAAATACAACTTTGAGTTTAGCCAGGCCGATCTCGGAGGAAACGACTATGATTCGGTAGTAAGAACTTACGTTACCCTGCGGTCAGATTTTTCTGACACGGACACGGCACACACTGCCGGAACCCCGATGCCGGATGCCGAGAACAAGTTTTCGGATGACTATATCTTGATGACCCGGCAGCAGCGCCGGATCGGAGAGCAGCAGCTCGACGCGGTGTTTGTTGTTGAGCAGCGGGTCTACATTAAATACGAGGACAAGGTCTCGTTTAACACGGACTTAGAATTCAATGATGAGCTAAAAACGACTGAGATTTTAGCCTTCGTTACTAAGGCCAATGTGCCTACGGCCGCGCCAAACCCGATTACATGGGCGGCTGACTCGGCGTCCACTAGAGCGAACTGGGGGGTAAAAGTAGAAACAGCATCTAGTCCTGAGACAGAAGACGGCGTATATAACTACGAGGTAGTCCGGTTATCTAATGATTGGTGGAAGATTACCAAGCAGCAGATTGTAGGATCAAATTTACTTGCTGGGTATCAGTACAAAACGAATCAAAATTACTCTTACCCCGCAGAACTGATTGGATTTAAGTTCACGACTATCAGCCGTAGAGACGGGGCTACTCAGAACTCTGTTACTGCCCAAGAGAAAGACGCTTTTTCAGGGCCGATAAAAATGACAGTGAATCGACGCTGGTATAAGGATTCGACTGACGCGGACGCAGCCCTTACGGCTTTCGGTGACGTTGATACGTATAAGCCTCGCAGTGGTAGTTACTCTGGTGCGTTATTTCGTTTGAGTTACTCGAATGTTTTGACCCGCCCGTTTACTCTGATTGATACTGTCGGGACGAATCATCCGACCTTTAAGCCTGGCGCATACGCATCAAATTTCTTTGAACAAGGCAGCACCCCCACCGCCCAGCCTACGGGCACGGTAAACGTAGCGGCTAGCTCACGACCATTCAGAGGGGGTTTTCTTGTCGAGACTGTAACAGGTGAGATTCCCTAAAGATTATGCCGGTAGAAATTGAGTCCGCAGGCCCCGCGCCGGAATCGAACACTAACTATTCAGACGGTTCTGTAGACGCTTCTAGTGAAGCTCCAGAGAATGACGGCCCACCGGGACCGTTGTTGCACCGGCCCCATGCGTTCGCGTTGATGCACGGAGGGGAGACCGGAGCCAAAGTTGCCTACGGGGAACTCCACTGGGCGATTGATGTCTTGATCGCTAATTTCAAGACAACGACCATTTCTGTTAACGACCATTGCGATCACTCCCATGAACCTCACGAGGATCACACGGATCACTCTCATGCGCCACATGATTCTCATACTCATGTCTATACTCATTCACATACAACTGATTTAAATGGGGCTACTACTACAGGAATAGCTAATCCTATAAATACGAGCGCGGCTACCGCATCTAGTTCTGGCATCGGCACTACTTATACTAGCGACGGCCATGTGCATCCTCATTCTCACGATCACAGCATATCTCAGCATAGCCACACGACGGTATCCCAAATTGGGACTGTAACAGATGGGCCTAATGCAGCACTCACGCATTCAGGTGTAAAAGCCCCAAATGGGACTGATGCTGCGGCGGGAACTGTTTTAGGGCACACGGATCACTCAGGTGTCAAAGACACCGATGGTACAACCACGGCCCCTGATTGTGTTCTTAAACATAGCCTTACCATAGACGGAGTTGCTTCGGGGATTGGTAGCAGTGCTACAATAGAGCACGTTGATTCGATGGGGCAGCAGGCGATTCCTGAGATAACGCAGCAAGTTCCCAATATAGATACAGAAGATGGAAATCCTATGACTAGTGAGATACCAAACGAATATTTCCAACTTACTGGTTACGGGGACATTTATTTGGTTTGGAAAGTGGACCTTGAATTAAGTCCTGTAGTGCAAAAATGTTGGGTGCAAGTAGGTGATCCCGGCACCTCCCCCATATCTGGTATAGGGATTGGCAGTGCAATTACTGATAGGCTTGATGATGATCCTGAAAATAGTAGCACGGAAGGGACCTACCGCGTAAAGCTCGGGTCGGTAACCAATGATAATAGGATCAAACAAGAAGTGTCTTCAGATGTTTGTTGGCGACCTGTCGTCCTTGATAGAACACACTCATAATTCAATACTTTGTAAGGGGGCGCAATCTTGACCCTTGACCCTATATTTGATAGGTTTGGGCATGGCTACCCTTACCGTCCAGGGCGTAACCGAAGCTCTCCGATCTGTATGTGGGTCTCCTGCCGCACAAGGCATTGAAGGCGCACCTATTTTTAGGGAAGAACTGAACCTTGCGCTCCCCCGTTTGTATAATATGGGGATGTGGAGAGATTTATTATTCGAGCATACAGTTTCTACTGAGGACGGAACTTTTACTATTCCGGATCATGCTGAGTCAATTGTTGCGGCATTACTCGATCCGACCGGAGATACCGTGGATCATTCGTATCCTCAACGAATTAGGTCTCAGTTCCACGATTACAATATCGTCGGTAGGAATGATAAGACTGGGGAAAACACTCTATCATCGTTCGGGATTGTTGATGACGGATACACCTCTACGCAGAATGAATTAAAGCCTATTTCAGATATCACTCCGGCCTCTCAAGGTTATTATCTAATCATCACCCCATCTTTCCCTGATCTTTCTCTTCCCCCCACTGTATCAGATTCTCGTAAAATAACTGTTGTGTTTAAGGTAAAAGCGGGGATTAAAACAGAAACATTTAATCTTAACGGCCAACAATTTTTAGCGGGAGCCGACTCAGATGTTTCTGAGATTTTAGAGGTTAAAACACAAGGGCTCGATCTTGGGCAAGAAGTGAAGGTTGTTGCATATTATGTAACGACTAATCCTGCTGACCAAGAATTAACTCTCAGTGGGACTACAATTAAACAAGGAGGTGGCACAGGTTCATTTAGTTCTTCAACAACAATAACTGTCCCTGTGACCGATGCCTCGTCTGTTAAAGAAGGGGATTTTTTGTCGTTTGTTGGGTGGCAGGAGCAAGGCGGCGTAGACTTAGATGCTGTCCCCAGTTTGTTTGCGGTAGGCGGCGTAGACACAACATCTACGCCACACAACATATATTTGGCTAGGGCAACTTCAGCCGCAATAACTTGGTCAACCGGAGGGACAGATAGTTCAGGCAACCCCTTACCTAATAAAATATATCATTACGCCACGACGCAGCTCGCTACCGTTCGTCAACCAAACAAAGTGAGTCGTTATCGAAGGTACCGCGTAGATACGCTCGAAAATCAAAAATCAAACTTGCGACTTTTGTTGAAGCGTAAATTTATTCCTTTCTTAGATCAAGATGATCTAGTTCACATATCTAGTTTGAACGCTATCAAACATGCGCTGCTAGGAAACACGGCGGAGGAGAATGCAGACCTTGAGCGAGCTAACTACCATTGGGGAGTGTGCCGGGCGGTCCTTGATGAACAACTTGATGCTCACCGTGGAGCAGCCAAACCCGCAGTGCGGATTGATCCCTCAGGCTCTGGGGGAGTTTTACTTAACATGATGTAACCCCCAATTATATGATCGAATACATTACAGCAAACGTAGACACCCTGCTTCAAATCGCAGCGAGTGTAATCGCCGTAGCTTCTCTTGTTGCTACATTGACTCCGAACGAAAGCGACAATAAGTGGGTTTCCCGCGCTTCAGCAGTCATTTCATGGCTTGCGCTCAATGTGGGCAAAGCTAAGAGCAAGTGAAATCCTTTGTTCAACTTTTAACTGCTGCACTCAATGCTTACATCGAAAGTGTCAGGTTCAAAAGAGACCGGCGCATTGACGAGCTGGAAGATGAGCTTGCTCGTTTGGCTGCTGACGGTAGTCCTTCTAGTAAGCTGCTCCTCGAACGTATGGCACGAAGAATTCGCAGAGAGCGTAAACGACTCCGCTCTTTATGATCCCCCAACGATTACTCTAGTAGAGGGGGTTCCTTATTCTTTTGTAGAAGGAACTTTAATCGGACGAAAAAATCATAAATTTCATTCTGATTACAGTTATCAACGAGCAATTATTATTGGCGGAAAATGATCAACACTAGAATATTTGATTCGTTGATAGGCATGGCCGCCCCCGTCATAGGGCTGGTTACAAGTATGCAGGAGCAATTCGAGTATTGGTTACGGGTAGGGTCTTTAGTAGTGGGTATAGCGGTTGGGCTAGCATCTCTTTACAGGATCATTAAGAAATGAAAATTGGTTTGGCTGTAGGACACTCTCGCAAAGGAGATGAAGGAGCTATGACTTCAAGGGAGTCAGGTTACTCTATTTCTGAGTGGCAGTTTAATTGCGATTTAGTCCGTAGGATTTTGCCAGGCTTACAAGTAGATTATGTAATTTACGATGACTATGTAGCCCGTAGTTATGTTGGAGGAATAAATTACCTGTCTCGGAAGTTAACTGAAGACAAAGTCGATGCGGTCGTTGAATTTCATTTCAATTCAGCAGGTCCTAAGGCCGAGGGGCATGAGTGGTTGTATTGGCACACGAGCAAAGAAGGGGCACGGTTAGCTTACGCTTTAAGGGACGAAATGCAGATTACATACCCTGAGATGAAATCTAGGGGGGCTAAACCTAGAGCCAAAAATCAGAGGGGCAGTTACGCTCTTCGCAAGACTCCGGTCCCGTGCGTTTTGGCCGAGCCATTCTTCGGAAGTAACTGCGACGAGTGGCAGAAAATTAATAATAATAGGGGCAAACTCGCCGGAGTATTTGCCAGAGCTATAAATAAATTCGCAGACGGATGACTCTCCCCAAATCAGTCCATATAGCAGGAGTTCCTGTTAAGATAGTCCGGGAAGATTTGAGCGATGAGAACGGCCGTTCAAAGGGATATTTTGGGTATTACTCACACGAACGAAAAACTATTGTCGTAGATTCTAATTTAAAACCAGCAGAGGTCAAAGCGACTGTAAGGCATGAAATGCTGCACGCTTGCTTTGCTTTTTCCGGTTTAGATCGTCTAGACACATTCGCCGAAGAATCTGTAGTAGTATGTTTGGAAGAATTATTTTTTGGACCTTGGGAAAGATTTTGTAAGCGATTTAAAGCATGAGTAGAAAAAAGAAAACTTCAGGGACTGCGACTAAGTCCAATCCAAAACTTTGGGCTCAAGCTAAAGCTGAAGCTAAACGAAGAATGGGAGGGAAGCATTCTGCTCGAGCAATGCAGCTCGCGACTAAAATTTACAAGAAAAGAGGGGGTCGTTATAAAGGTAAAAGAAAATCCGGAAATAAATTACGCAAGTGGTCTAAACAAGATTGGGGAACCAGTTCCGGTAAAAAATCATCAGAAACGGGCGAGCGTTATTTGCCAAGAAAAGCTCGCAAGATGTTAACTAAGTCACAGCGAGCAGCAGGTAACAGAGCTAAAAGAAAAGCGACCCGGGCTGGAAAACAACGGGCTAAGTATACCAAGGCTGAAAGAAGAGCATTTATAAAAGCAACTAGATAACAATAACCATGAAAGGTGTAGCACATTACCTAAAAGACGGAACCCTTCATAAGGGGGGCACTCATAAGATGCCAAATGGAGAGGTCCATACAGGTTCATCTCATAACAAAAACAGCCAAAAACTTTTTCATTTTGATGAGCTTTCTAAAGAGGCTCAGAAAAAAGCTAAGAAGAAAACGGCAAAGAAAAAAACGGCTAATAAAAAGTCAGAAAAGGATGACGCTCCTTTTGAAAAGGCCGTTGAAGCCCGAATGAAGAAAGAAGTTCCTCGTGGCTACTAAAAGACAATTCAAAAGATTACCTTCAGGAAAGATCTCGTATCGAGGCGAGACTTTTCCTGGTATAAACAAACCAAAGCGAGCCCCTAAAGGTAGCAAGAAGAAGTTCATAGTTCTTGCAAAACAGGGAAATAAAATCCGCAAAATATCTTACGGGCATCGCGATTACGAAGATTTTAGAACGCACAAAGACCCCAAACGCCGCGCCAACTTTAGATCAAGGATGCGGTGTTCAACAGCTAAAGATAAAACTACGGCTCGATATTGGGCCTGTAAACACCTCTGGTAAATGAAACGCCCCTTGCCCCCTCAATTCTCAAAGGAAAAGGGGTGCAAGTTTGTGGTTTTTGAGCCCGCGCCAGAAGACATAAAAATTGCTTTTCAGCGGAGTAAACGACAGGGGGTGTTACCCAACTCGTTTACCTATGGGGCTGGCCGCATGACCGGTTTCTTAGGGGAGCTTGCGTTTGAACATTTGTATCCTGAAGCGTCGTACGTCGGTGGGACAAGTTTAGACCATGATTTTGTTCTCGGTCGCCGCAAGATAGACGTTAAGTCAAAAACCTGCGGATCACCTCCCTTGCCGCACTACACGGCTTCTGTTAACTGTGCGGCCAAAGTAACTCCAAAAGCCAGTTACTACTACTTTGTCCGTGTAGACAAAGACTTAACAAAAGCGTGGCTGTTGGGGTGGGTAACTAGGAAAGCTTTGCTCACTGAAGGTGAGTTTAAGAAGCGCGGCGACGAAGATTCTAGTGGTTTTATGTATCGAGCCAGCGGCTATCACATCCCTCTAAAAAGCTTGCGATCTCCTTTAAGTTGGAAGTGACACTAAGGCCGGAGTAATATCATACTTTTCGTCAATACTGATTGACCAGACCTTACCTCCGCCGTGCCCCACAGATTTAACTGGTCTTACGTTTGGGTTTGCTTTGCCTGCTTCTTCTAACGCTGACATACCCCGCCGAACGAACTCTAAGTTGTTCGACATTCCCACGTTTCTTCCGTTGTTAAAATCGTGCAGAGTTACTTGAAACTCTGTAAGAGTTCCTTCCCATTGCTTTATTGAGTCGTTCATTGAACGACATCTCTTGGCAAAGAACTCAACTAGTTCTGCCACCGAAGACCTGCTTGAATTGTCGTAAGCCGCAGATGCAACCGCTATGTCGATGAAGCTGTTAACGCCGAAACGGCCGTAAGATTCTATTTCTTGTGGTACTTGCCAATCCATAAGCCACTTTCCAAAGTGGGGTAATTCTCTCCAAATAGTCTCTTCTAGAATTTTATTCGCTGGAAACTTACTCGTAGCGTCATCCCTTACTTTCAACGCTATGAGCTTATCCCTGTTACTGCTGTCCAAGGCCGGTATCACAGACAAGCTATTTGCGTCCATGTTTAAGGACATAATAACTCTACCTGCCCAAGGAATAGACAGGGCATCCGCATACTTAGCCATGTATTCAATTCGTGGATTAGCGACCGCCCTTTTTATCAACTCAGTAGCTTTTCGCTGGTCTTGGAAAGAACTTGCACTTGTCGTGTCGTCGATTACCCAAGCAGCTACTCGGCCAAGATCTTTGTTAAACTTGGTGTGCCCCGATAAGTAATCCGAAGCGTCAGAGAATCCTCCGACCAATCCAGAGATGACCCTGTTTGATAGTAAGCTTTTGCCTTTGTTGGTCGGGCCCACAAGAATAAGTGCCTGGCCCTGCTTCGGTTCTCTTTCCAAAACAGCCTCATAAAATCTCTTCATCCACGCAAAGAAATATTCGACAGTGGGCCTGTCAGTAGAGTTCTCGAATAGTTGGGTAAGCCACCCGTATAAGAAAGGCCAGTGTTCTTTAGCACCGCTTTCAGCCGGTTCTACAGGCTCAATCATAGATGTATTAAGAATCCTGTTCCCACTACATTCTACAATTCTCTCTTTTGAAAACACTACGGGGGCGATTTCGTGGATTCTATTTTGATTGCTGATGACAAGAAGGGCCGACTCTACTTCAGACAAAGGAACACCTTTCTTCTTCTTGGGACTAAATCCCAGTTGTCTTAGCTCTAGTATTATTTGGTCTCTGGGAATTTGAACCGCGATATTGTTGAGCAGTTTAAAAAATGTTTTTCCATTGAACCAATACTCATCCAAAAGATTCCCCATTTTCTTTTGTTCGTAGTCAGATACAAATTCGGCTCCAAAGATATCCCTCCATGTTACGAATCCCCTACCAGCACGGTCGCTGTAACAAATCATCCCATCCTCCGAGACTTGAGCCCCCTCTCTATCGATACCATCATCAATCCAAAACAAAGGACCTCGGCACCCTACTTCAAATTCTCCTCGCCAACGATGACCATAGGTTTCGGCTACCTTAGCTGCAATGACCTCGATGGGGATCGCGGTGTCTTTACTCTGAGGAGGCGCTACATTCGCTGCTTTCAACAGCGCCGTCTGTATCACACTGTCTGGCAAGGGGTCTCCTATCTTTGTCCAGTCTTCTCCAAGCTCGAAATATTGAGCCGCGTTTAAAGAAGTGTTGTCAAACCCCGCGAAGACTTTATGCGCTTGGAGAATATTTTTTAACTCGTTAAAGAAAGCAGAAAACATATCAGGACTAATAGGGACGGGTGTGTCAAACTCCCATACTAGTCTTATGTATCCCGAGTGCGTCCTAGACCTCCATGTCGGAAGTTTATCTTTGCACACCGTTTTTATTTTGAGTTCTACCAAGTTCCAATCTACCGGGGCATCGTAGTCAATCACCATGCCGTGCGCTACGTTGACGGGATTGTCGGCCGATATTCTTTTCGACGGGGCTCTACCTTCTAGGGCTGTGTAGAATACATGATTGGTGGTATCTGTGGCGCACCATGCTCTGTAGTCAGCCTTGTTTTGGAATCCAGGTTTTTGTGTTTTTAGAGACGACAGGTCAGAGCACTTTTGCGCTGAAGCATCCCTAAGGTTTTTTATATATCGGTAAGTCATTTAGTGTATTTCTCTACTACAGAACCATCTGCATCTAAGGGTATATCCGGAATCCATTCCGGGGGTGTCGTCATAATTTCAATCATCTCAGAAAGAGTTTGCTCGGCACAGTTTTTCTCGGTCTCCACGACGATTTCATCGTGAACGTGCATAATTATTTTGTGACCGGCTTCCGATACCCGGACAAGCATGTCTGAAAAAATATCCCGCGCTAATGCTTGAGAGGCGTTCTCAGCCACAAACCCTCCCCACAATCTTGTAGGAACCATTTTTGTACCTTTAGGAAAGTAAGCTGTGTACTGACTCCCTTTGTTCTCGACATAGTCTTCTCTGATGTAACCGTAATCCAGAACCCGGCCACTTGGTAAGGGCACGACAAACTTTGTGGGGTATCCCTGTTGTGTCAGTTCGTGCGACGACGAGATTGTCATATTATATTTTTGCCATAATTGAGTCACGCTCCTCATCGAGTCTCGATACATATCCACGGCTGCGTCAGCTTCTGAACGCTTCATGCCGGACATTTCTGCGAAGCGTTTCTTGCCTGCCCCGTATCCGCATCCTAGCACCATGGCTTTTACTTTGTGCCGGAGCTTGGGGTCCTGTTTCAGGGATCCGGATTCCTTTTGCCAAAGGTTGAAGCGGATTGCAAACGCCTCATAAATGTCTTCGCAAGAAGCGATTTCCTCCATCATCTGACTATCCTTAGCAAGCCAGCATAAAGTTCTTACTTCGATCTGGCTAAGATCTACAACGACTAGCTTCGTTCCTTGTTTAGCCCGTATAAGGTGCCGAAGATTGACCCCGAACATCTCGTCCCGTGGTAAATTCTGTAGATTAAGATTTCCTCCGCTCCCACTAAATCGTCCAGTGTGCGCTCCAAAATACATAAAGCCGCCGTAGTAACGGCCATCAGGCATTGTCGCTACATCAAAGCTTTCGACCTTTTTCTTTAATGCATTTATACGTCTCCAGTTTTGCACGGCGTTGATCCAAGAATGTTTCTTTCCGTGATATTCCAACCATTTTTTAGCCTCGGGATCTGTTGCTGCCAGACTGGCAGGCGGCTCTAAGCCTAAATTTTGACAGTGTTCGTCAAATGCTGCCCGGCTCAAGAGAGGTTTAGACCCCATCCACGGGATTGCATTTTCTGCTTCAAACAAATAACCAGCTATGGTTTCAAGTTGTGTCTTCAGTAAATCAGTGTCGATAGGAATCCCGCCCTGACAAATTCTTCGGTTCAGTGTGCTTATGACACGCTCTCTTTCGGGCCATTGTTCGCTGAAAGTGTCCCAAAGCTGTAAGCATAGCTCAGAGTCTTTGAGGGCGTATTCACTAACTTCCGTCTTGAAGTCTTCATCCATCGACTCCCATTTCTTTCCACTCATGTTGTCCCGTGTGGACTTATCAACTTCTAGTCCAAAGGCCGCTTTAGTAGATGCTTTAAGCGAGCGAGGAAGCCGCACATACGCGGCCATATCCGCCGTACAGTGCCAGTGTTCTGGCGTGGCTTCTTCCCACCATCCTTGCCTAATTCCATATAAATATAAGGTTTCATCAAAAGTAGCGTTGTGGGAAAGGGCTATGTTTCCCGTTATCAGAGACCAATCAAAATCTTTAGGGTGACCAACAAACTCAGTCCCATCGTCCCCGACAACCGTAACCATGTAGGCGTCAAAATCTGGGTGAGCAAAATACCCTAGAGGTCCGAGAGTCCGGATAGAACAATCTTTGTCGTAGTAGGTCTCAAAATCTATTGCGTAAACAGTCATATCTAAAAATACCCCCACAGGCCCGAGACTACCTGTGGGGGTATGATTTTAGGGTTTTATGTGGTTACCCTAAAGGCCATGCAATTGACCAGACCAATAAGCCGTGCCCCGTCTTATTGATCCGCCACATTACCTATTTATCACCCAGCGATGTCTCGGTAATCACCTCGTCAATGACGAGAGAAAGGTTAAGCTGATTGTCATCAGGGATGTCAATGCGCTCTCCAATGGAATGAGCCAGTGCGCTCCGAACGTGGTAAAAAGTAGACAGAGCAGACTTGCTCACTTTTATTTGCTCGTTAGCCTGGCCGATCATCTCGTTAAGATTATCGATCTCTTTGCGGACGACCCCAGCGTCAAAGTTTGGATCACTCATTAAATCACAAACTTTGTAGCCCAATCCCGCTCGGCTTCAGTGGTTTCACTGGTGCTATTTGAAAGCATCGGTTCAAACCATGTGTTCATACCTGCGGTTTTCTCCATCGTAGTGATAGACCAATTCACCCAGAATAAGGGTAAAGTTGGGTTACATTGCAAGAACGTCGCGAGTTTTTTGAACACAAATCTATACGCTCCTTTTTGCACGTAGATTTTACCGATTGCGTAGTTCTTACCTCCAACGATGTGGGGGTAGGCTTCATCGGCTGTTTCAGACTCTTCGGGCTGCGGAAAGCCCAACACGACTTCTGCAAACTCCAAGATCTTAAACTTGGAATCGTTTTGCAGCGCATCCTTATCGGCCTCATTGTAAGCCCTTCGAGCATCGCCCTCACCAAAAGGAACGTCTTCGACCCACCCTTTCATGGTGTTGATTGGGATACAGCTTATTTTCTGACCGGGATCAGCAAGCACAAATTGCTTGTCGATTACCAACGACCCAAAAGGGGCATCGATGTTTGAGGTTTTCTGCACGACGTTGAGTCTTGGTATTTCCAAATCGCCTGCATCGACCATCATGTTTTGCTGCAACTGGGCAACAATCGCTTTCTGTGTCTCACTGATTTTAGCTAGCTTAGTACTACTCATCTTATTTCTCTGTTCTATTTTCTCTGTTCTATTTTCTCTGTTCTATCCAAGAGTAAATCTTGGATTTGAGGTTTCGATAATGCCTTGGCTTTCTAAGTCGTCAAGAAATTCGTCAGAAATTTTCTTCTTGCTTCCTCTTTCAGCGTTTGCTGCCGCTTCTTTTGACAGCTTTCCAAGGGGTATGCTGGCGAGTCCTAAGATAGTTTCTAGGCTCATACCATAGCCTTCGGCTACTTTAAGCATCGCTTCATTATCCGAAATTTTTCTAGGAGAGCCCATGCTTTTGAGTTTCAAGGTGGGAAACTCCACGCCCTCTTGCGCCATTTTAATCGCTCTTTTTTTCAGTCTGTCTGACCAGTTTGATACGATCTTAGCAATCACCCACAGTTGTTCGACAATCTCAGGATTTTCCGTGCTATCAAAGTCCACCTCGGGGAGGTCTGGATTTATTTTTTTAGCGACCGAGATGACTAGATACCCGAGTGCTGGGCAAGTCTCCTCGTGTTTGCAGAACCTGCAATTGACTGTGGGAGATAGGTCGGAGAGGTCCTGTTCCCCCAATTTCCATCGGGGGCGTATTCTTTCTCCATCCTTAATGATTTTGGATAGCTGGGCTACAAGACCAGGCAAATCGTCTCTATGAAACTTGTGCGATAGCACCTCGTTCCTCACAGGAACATAGAAAACAAAGGTGATCTCTGTGATGTCGGGATACTTTTGAAAAGCTCCTACTGTGTATGCTTGAGCCTGCCTATTGATCTCTGGCGAGTCTATGACTGAGATACCGGTTTTGTAGTCCCCAAGAACGGCTGTCTGATTATCGAAGATACTTAACCGGTCACAGGTCCCCCACGTTTCGGTTCCTGTCAGCTCTACGTTAAGCTGAATCTCCTTTAGGTCTTCCAGAACCGTAACTCCTTGATCCGTAAACTCTTTCAGGAATCCGGATTCCTGAACCATGATCTGGTTGTAGATGTCTACCTCTTCCTCGCTTTCAAGGTTTGAAGGATCTTCGATTTCTAAGGCTTCATGGATCCGGGTTCCTTTTTCAGCCGCCGCGCTAGTTCCACTGCGGCCCTCATAGCCAGGACATCCGGCTACATATTTAAGGGACGACGGACTGAATTCCGCGTGGTCGCGGTCAGAGTGACTGTCAGGCATAGCGGGCCTTATAGATTCTTGTTAGCCTTTGTCAAATAATATCGGGCTATCAAGAACGCATCGATCATCCCGTCGTGCGGTGTCCGGCAGCGTTTGTTTTTCAACCAGTTCTCCTGTGGCGCTAATCGTTCAGCGGTGTTGAGGGCTGCTATTTTGGTCATACCCTTGGGAGTCCTACCGAGCATTTCTTTTTGCCATTTATGGACAGAGATCCTGTTATGCGCCCAGCCTTTGACCTCGGCCATACCCAACAGTTTTCCAAAGCTAAGTGCCATCGAGCGAACTGCCTGTGAACTTTTGGCGTGTGCCAAGGGCTCCTCGATTGCTAACGTGAAGCGAGAATCAAATTGCGTCAACCAGTTGGATATAGAATCAATGCAGACCTCTTTCTTTTTAGATCGCTGAAGTGTTGGCATCGCAATCTTGTCTATGATTACACCATTGAAATCTGAGATCGCACAAAGACCTCCAGCCAACCCGTTGTCAATTCCAATGATCATTGAAGATGCTTGAAACAAGAAGGAGCGACAATAAGCCCGTCGCCAGCGTCAGGAGTGAACAGGACAGAATTCTTAGTTAGCCTTTGGATAAAGAATATTTCTTTCGGCGTCTTAGGAGTGACTCGATAGTAGACACCGAACAGTTGTTTCCGGTAAAAAGTAAAATCGTTTTTACTTTTGTCGTCTTCTCTGATCAAGACGGTAGGGTTGATTTCTACCTCCCTATCTTTGAAAATAGAGTCCATTACTCAATCGAACTTGAGTCTAAAAAACAAGGAGTCTCTGGACCGAGGTTGCACGATTTCAATTGATCCAGAGCTAGTTCAGCTTCTGTAGAGTTAAGCCCATGCTTAGTCTGTAGAATGGACAACGTCCCCGAGGTCGAGTAACAAGCAACAGGTGGCTTGGAGGCGTGTTCAACAATACCCAGAAAAGCATCACGTAGTTCGCTATACAGGATTACTCCTTTGGGCCCTGTAGTTGACTTGCCTGCTGAGTATTTTTTTGTTTCTGTGAACTCCATATACACAGGATTTTCCTGCCTAAAAATATATGGGTCGTTGTCTGGATCGTAGTGAGATCCATCAAATTCTGGTGCTCCGGAATCAAAATTAAAAAAGTAGCTCATTATTCAACGTCAATAATAGGTTTTACTGCGCCGCCGCCCCTGTCCGCTTTTGTGTTGTTAAGAATAGAAATATCGATCTGCATCTTTGCAGGCGCACCACTCTTGGAATTCAGACCTAGATTACGCCGCACGATCTGATCTAACTCAGAAAGCTCCCGCACGGTCTTAGGGGGGCGGAGGTTTTTGACTCCATCCCGCATCAGTTTAATGCCCGTAGCCGCAATGTAGTGCTGATACTTTTCGGCCGGAGATGCTTGGCTTGCGGCGATGTCTATAATCGAAGCATCTTCTCTTTGCCTCTCGTCGTGCTGCGCTCTTTTAATCGCCTCGTCGGTAGTGTTCTCCAAGTGTGCTTCGATGGCGTCGGTTTCCTCAGATACTTCCTGTATAGGATTTGGTTGCAGCCCGTTTTTCTTTGCAGGCATCCCCATCTTTTTAAACCACCGCCGCACCGTTCCCGGATGGACTCCCAGTTCTTTAGCAATCGAAACGGTCTTCCAGTTGTCCTTGTACATAGCAAGGGCTCTATGTTGTAAGCTATCGGGTTTAGGTTTGTCAGACACTTTTCTTAGGCGTAGGCTGTGAGTTTAGTATGTCCGTTTCAAAGAAATCCATCAAGCAGATACTAGAACCGCACATCGATGCGGAGACTAAGAAGATGGACGTAGGTGGGTTAATGATACCACCTACGAGTCCGTTAACTGGCTTGCTTTATGGATTTGCACACCATGAAAATTTACGTGCGAAGGAATACTACTTTTGGCGCATTTGTGACGAGCTATGGAATCATGATGAATTGCCGGAACCTTTAATGGTTCGTCATCCTTGGGCGGAGCAAATGATTTGGGCTGCTTTGAATAACAAGTATTTAGCAATCGGGGGCAGCGCATCATCTGGTAAGAGTCACACTATGGCGGCATGGGGTATTGTTAATTGGCTGTCCCAGCCCAAAGACACACTAGTCTTGATGACCTCGACTACTTTACGGGAAGCCCGTAAAAGGATTTGGGGTTCTGTCATGTCTTTACTGTCAGTGGTTGAGGGTGCCCCGATCAAGATTCGGGATTCAATCGGATCGGCTGCTTATGTTTCTGAAAAGGGTACTTTGATAGAGCGGGCGGGCCTATCGTTGATTGCGTCGGAGCGGTCTAAGACACGCGAGGCTGTAGGCAAGCTAATCGGTATTAAGGCTCGTAGAACGCTGCTCATTGCAGACGAGCTATCTGAGTTGTCAGAAAGTATTCTGCAAGCCGGATTGACCAACCTGTCGAAGAACCCTGAGTTTCAGCTCATAGGCATGAGCAATCCCAACAGCAGGTTTGATGCTTTTGGAGTGTGGTCCGAACCTATTAATGGGTGGGACTCAGTGGACACAAACAATCAAGACGACTGGACAACTAAATGGGGCGGGGACTACATCCGATTAGATGGAGAAAGATCCCCCAACATACTGGCCGGAGAGGTCTTGTATCCGTGGTTACCTACAGAAGAAAAGATTAATGAGGACAAGGCGTTGCTAGGGCCTGAGTCCCGAGGCTACATGCGGATGGTCCGCGCGGTTTTCTTCGACAGCGATGAGACACAAGGCATATACGGAGAAAACGAGCTAACCATAAGTAAGGCTATGAGCCAGGTATCGTGGAAAGGGCAACCAATCTATTTGGCTGGTATTGATCCCGCTTTTACCAACGGCGGTGACCGAACCATTTTGTTCACGGCGGCTGTTGGCTACGACTCGACGGGGCAATTTGTAATCGAGTTTGGGGAGTCGATACATCTTAACGATGATGCGTCGAACAAGGCTGTTCCCCGCACATATCAAATAGTGAGACAAATCAAAGAGCACTGCACTAGAAGAAATATTCTACCTGAGAACGTGGCCGTAGACGCCACTGGAGCCGGAGCACCTTTTTGTGATGTATTGGCTGGTGAGTGGTCGGATCGATTTTTAAGGGTTAGCTTTGGGGGCAAAGCGAGTGACCGGCGGGTTAGTGCGAATAGCAAAGCAATTGGAGAAGAATTGTATGTTAATCGAGTCTCGGAGCTTTGGTTTGTAGGAAAAGAGCTGATGCGAACTCGTCAAGTATTTGGCATCAAGCACGATTTAGCCCAAGAAATTACCAGCAGAAACTACGATTTAGTCAAAAGCGGAACTCTTCGGGTCAAAATAGAGTCTAAACAAGAATTCAAATCTCGCTTTGGAAAAAGCCCTGATTTAGCAGACGCCGCGTTTCTGGCTTTGGATTTAGCTAGGCAACGTCTTGGGTTAGTCGCCGTGGATCCACCGAATGAAGCGGAGAAAAACAACCCGCGCCAACGCCGAACAATTAAATCTCTCAGGGGGGCCTTACAAAACAACGATGCGGTTTTGCTGGATTGACTTTGACCCTTAAAAATTAGACACTTGCAATCTCTAAATCATGGATCCTGAACAGCTAAAAAAGCTCCAAGAAAAAGAAGAGGCGCTTGGAGATAAGATTCAAAAGCTTTTAAAAAAAATAGGTGGCAAGAAACCTACTAAAGCTCAAAGCGATAAGCTAGCTGCGTTGCAGGGGCGTCTAGACCGTGTTGGCGACACAAAGCAAAAAGCTCTTACCGCCGTCATTGCCGCCGATGAAGACGAAGCGGCTGATGTGGCTTCAGACGACCCACCTAAAGCGACGGTGTTCCCTTTAAATGAGAACAAGACTCCGGAGCTTACTACTCTCGAGGTTGATCCACGGTTTAGTAAAGTCGAAGCATTTCCAGAAGATGCGGAGGACGTTAATTATTCTGGTCAATTTAATACGCCAAAAGATCCTGCACTTCTTAGAGAAGAAAAGCTAACAGGTTTTAAAGAAAGACAACAAGCCGCAGAAGCTAAACTCGCCGAGATAACTGCTCGTCGCGATGCGGATAGAGATCGAAAAAATAAAGATGCTGCGGAGAAAGCTGAACTGGCTAGAAAAGGAATCGCTGCGATAGGAGACGCTTTTCAAAAAAGAAAAGCTAGAATTGATTTCGGGCAGGCAATGCAAACCGGGCTAGAGAATCTCTCAGGGGACGCGCTGAAAGCTAATATGAGTGGCCTGAGAGAGGCTATGGTTAGCCAAGGTCTTGTGTCGGCTGAACAGTTCAATCGGACTGGCCGCCGCATGATGAAAAACCTCGAGGCTCAAAGATTTAAAGATTCTTTGACTGACCCAGCCCGTAGCGCAGTTACCAAAACGCCGGGTTTGGATAGACAGGAGGCCATGCAAGGAAGGGCATTCGGAACTTCTACAGCATTAGAGGGGTCTGTAGGAGGATTAGGAGACGCTAATCGCAGCTTAGAATCAGAAAAAGGAAGACTGAATAGAGCTGCTAGAGCCCTCGAGAGAGCCGGTAATAAAAAAGAAGCCGGAGAAGCACGGGCCGCAGCCGAAGCTATGGGCAGGCCAGGCATTCGCACTCAGGCGGCAAGGGCCGCAGAAAAAGCCGCTCGAGAGCAGCAAGAGAAACTCGAAGAAGAGAAACGAAAACAAATAGCAGCAATGGTGCAGGAGGGTAAGGATCGGTCTCAAAAGACCGTAAATAAAAACGCGACACCGGGAGCGGGTCGAGGAACTAGAATATAAAGTAAGATGGCCGAAGAATTTTCTTACTCAAATGATATTGCCCCGATCAAAGGGGACTTTTTTAACACTAGACCCTTGTCTAATCGCGAGAGCGATTTTATCAGACGGCAGTTTGGCTCACAAAATGACAAGATTGCAGCCGATATAATCCAACTACAAACGGCTAGGAATAGAATGCGAGCCGCAGATCTTGCTTACGAATCTGGTCTTTTAGACTTAGAAGAGAAAAAAGATCGTGCTAGAAAAAGAAGAGAAGAGATATCAAAACTTGGAGAACTTGCTGACGGTTTGCGTAGCATTACTGAAAACGAAAACACAACCCCGATTCAAAAGAGTCAGGAGCTAGCAAGAAAGCAAATGGAAATTGCTGCTGCGGGGGGTCTAACTTCTACAGCAACAAAAACTCTGTTTGATAGCGCGTACAAAACTGTTTCAGGGCAAGAGGCCGCAGGTAAACTTAGTCCGTTTGCTTTTAATGCGGTGCAGCAGGGCATGACGAGCTTTGTCATGCGGGAAGCTATGAAGGATGGTAATATTTCTGCACAAGAAGCAGCCGCGATTGATTACTCTACGGCCGTAGAGGCAAAAAATAAAGCGGCAGCAAGTCAAAAACAATCCCAAGAACAAATTCAAGCTCAAGCAGAAGAAAAAGCTAGGACTGATAAAGTCCTTAACTCACTTGTGACTGACATTAAAGCAATACAGCCGTCTGAACTTCCTGAAATGGACGAGAAAGATCTTTCAAGTCTTGTTGACGCCGACAAAGTGCAAAAAATACATTCAGCAGACCAAATAGCTCGACTTAAAAAGTATGCTCAGATGGTGTTTAGAAATGAGCCACAGGCTCTTGCGGTTGTTAGTCAATTCGAAAATGGAAATGCTATTCAAGCGGCTTTGCTCGACAAAATAAGACGCGATCAACTGGCCCCCTCTACTTCTAAAGCTCCAAATCTGTCTGACCTTTACGATCAGTAATTCCCACAACCCACATATCCAACCCGAGCTACAGCTATGTCTGAGACTCTTGATTTTCTTAACCGCGTTGAAGCCGCCGAAGGGCTGGCAGAATTAGTACAACCGAAACCATATTCGGAATGGACTCAGGAAAACACCTTTGAAGATCAACTCGAGAGTAGGGTTCGATATTCAGATTACCTTCGAGAAGAGCACGTTGCTAACAACGCCTATAACGGTGAGATAGAATCCCAGATTTTTGAGGGCTACACCCAGTCGCTAATCAATGATGGGATTCTTTTGCCTGATGGATCGAACGCAGAAGAAATTGATGTCCTAGCTGGTAGCTACGACTCACGCGGATCCTTTGATGACCAAGTAAAGTTTTACAGAGACTCTCTTGATTCTAGATCTGAAGATTGGAAAACACTTACTAATTATATTGCAGCTACCGAGGTAGCTAATCCTACAGAAGACTACCTTAACACAACGGTAGCTAACCTGCGGGATGAGGTATCGTCGATAATGTTTAGTGGTATAGGGGGAGGAAATTACGACAGTCTCTTAGAACGGAAAGTCGATTCGGGAGAAATGGCTGTCGCAAAACTTTCTTCCGGAGAGTTATACGTCGGGGATTCTGTTGAAACAATGAACCCTGTTGATGCTCTTAAACAAGGAGCCATGACTGGGGTCACCATGCGTGACGCTTTAAAATTACAGCAGCTCCGTCAGAACCCCGAGCATTATGATATGCCGTTGTATAAGGTTCTTAAAGTCATCGAGGCCAAACAAGCAATAGATGATGAACTGCGTCAAAATGAAGAGTTTCGGATTATTGCGGAAGGTATAACGCGCCGAGAAGGGGACAAAGAGGAGATGGGATTTGGGGACAAAGCCTTGAAGTTTTCTTCAGGGATATATAGAAAAGTTAAAAAATATGTTCACTCTGTATATCACGGGGAAAATCCTTTTGCTATCACGGCCCCTATAAAAAAAATACGAGAGGCACTTGGAGAAGAATTTGATGAGTACGAAGTTAGCGATGCCGAAAAACGGTTACAGGCCGTAGACAGGGCAAAAAATACAAACATTGACGATTTAGCTGACGAATATGCGGACAAGCTTGGGTTCAACCCAACAGACATATTACCAGCTTTAAAACAATCGTTACTCGAGTTTGGAACTGAGCAGGGCTTTTACAGATTCCATGATGATGATGAGGACTTAGCTAAGAATATACGCAAAGGGGGGTTCGGTCTGCCGTATGTACCATCTAAACTGGCGTTTAAAAAAGATCTCTTTGAGAAAGCTCTTGCGGATAGAAAAGATCTAAGTTCTGAAGCTAAAGTCTTACTAAACGAACAAAGAATCGAACGCTTAAAAGCAGGCTTTCAAGATAGTAGTGATTTTCTTCTGACCACTTACAAGTCTGGTGAGTGGTCTAGTGCCTTAGCTGCGGGGAAACAAGCGGGGTTGGAAGACTATCAAATATTAGAAGACTACTTAGCCGATAACGACAATTATAGTCAGTTTGCAAACAGGGCTTTAGGATTAGGTTTTGCCGCACTTGATACGATTGCTGCTCTTCCTATGGCAATAGGAGGTCTATTTGATAAAGAAGCTGCGGCCGAATACTTTTCAGGCATGGCTGCGGAGCGGGCTAAACGCAGGAGAGTTGCGGGTATGTTTGGTGACGAGTATGGATTTTTCTCTGAGCTGGGAGAAACAGCACTTCCGATGGTGGGGGATGTTGCAGCGACTGCTTTGATAACGTCTGTTTCAGGAGGTGCCGGGGCGGGAGCGGGCGTAGCTTTGTTTGCGGCTAGATCCGCCGCTAAGTCCGGAGCAAAATTTACATTGTCCGGGTTTGGTAAAGCGGCTGTAGGCAATACGTTTAAAACGGTAGCCGTAGGACGCACCAAAGATAGCAGGACTCTTGCGGACGAGCTTTTAAAGGCGGGCCTAGTGGGCACCAAAACAAGGACCGGCGTCAAAACAGTCACTAAAGACGGTATTGATGAGGCCAGCGATAGCCTCACTAAAAAGCTAATCATGGTGTCCGACCCAGACAAAGCGGCATCTCAGTTGACTGGGTTCTTAGACGACTTCAATAAGAAACACATAGGTCGGGTTATGGCTGATGCAATTGGTCCTTCCACGCTGCCCTTAATTGCAACGGCCGGAACGCGGTCAGGGTCAGCCACCTATGGCCAGGTATACGGGCAATTGATCGACGAAGGAGTTACAAGAGAAGAGGCTCACGACAAAGCCTTAGGGGCAAGTATACAAGCCGCAGCATTTACAGGTATATTAACCGCATCGTTTTCTCGTATAGGCTTTGGTGGTTTTGAAAGTGTTCTTGGTAGGGGGCTTACTTATAAGCAGTTAAATGAAGCCGGAGATTTTCTAATTAGCAAAGCTAGACAACTAGGAGACAGGACGTTTAAAACTACGACCGGTCAACAAGTGAAGTTCGCAGACTTGCTTGAGGCAGAGCTGAAAGAAAATCTAAAGAGGTCTGTGGGGCTACCGGCAAAAGTAAAAGGGATATTCAGACCAGTGGTGACATTAGGTATCCCCGCCGGATCAGAGGCGCTCGAAGAGGGCATCGATGAGCTGGTCACAGGGCTGTTTGCAGATGCCGCCTTAAATGAGAATACTCCTATAGAACAACAACTAAAGCAGGGGTATATGGCGGCACTGATGGGGGGTGCATTAGGTGGAGCCGTCCCAGCAATTCGAGCCGGTAAGAAACTTATAGGGGGTCGAAATTTTCAGGACTCTAAGATGTCCGCACAGGATTCTATAATCGCAGGCGCTGTGGCTAGGCTTGAGGCTAGCAATAGCAAAGAAGCCGCTAAGGCTCTTAGAGAGGCCATAGGGGATCCTACACGGTTCGACGACACAAAGAGAGACGCTCGAGTGGACGAGGCTATTGGTCAAGCCAACACGACTCGCGCAGCTACTCCTCCTCCTCTTCCTGTAAGTGACACGGCAACGCCCGTCGAACAGTCCGCTGAAAATTTATCAGAGCCCGTGCCGACAGTTACTCCTACTCCGGAGGACACGACTTCTCCTGTAGCGCCTGAAGTGAATGCGGAGTCTGTGCCGGAGACCCCGAGTAAAGCACCGGCCCCTCAAAGGGGTGCCATCCCTCAATTAGCCGACGTAGAAAGTAAGCTCGCAAAAGCAGCTCCCAAGCCGGTTCACAATGGGCTACAACGAGAAGTTAGATTCGCAAGTTTGCTAGATAAGGCCGCATATATCGTCCGCCGTAGTAGCAAGAATAGATCAAAAAACTTTGATGCTTTTTTGAACTATGCAATGCAACAATCAGGAATGACCGAACAACAAGTTCGGCAGCACGGGGACGAAGTTAATATCTATATTGCGAATAGAGCCGCCGAGGGTGGGACCGTATTGGAAATTCCTGCGTTGTTTACCAACAAAGAGCAAGCAGCGGCTCCGCCTCGGGAGCAACTCGAGTTAAATCTAAAGGACGAAGCTAGTCCCAAGTCTATTAGGTCCGCCTTAGCTGCCGTCACCTCAAGTGCAACAGTTGATTCTGAGACCGTTAGTCCCCGAGTATTGGCTAGAAAGCGGGGGCTTGCTAGTGGTCTGGGGGCAGATCCTGTACAAAACAGTGCGGTCGAAGGATCAGACCACCAAGCGTTTAGAGACACCGCCGCAGGGTTAGAAGGCATAGTTTATTCTGAAGCAGAACCTTCGACTAGACTAGAGCAAGACCCCGAGAAGTCTGAGCAAGCGGAACAGATAGAGCAGACTTTTACCGACAAAGTAAACGAGGTAAAAAGAGAAGAGGAAGCCGGAACACTCAGTCCCGAGGATGGACTTGCTCAAAAACGTCAAGCGTTCCGAGAGAGAAACGAATCTCTAAATGCCCTGCGCGTGACTCGCACCGTTGAGTCGAATGAAGAAGTTGATCCGGAAGAAGATGCTGCCGTGGATCGGCTTATTGCAACAGGGTTCCCGTATGTTCTCACTCCAGCTAAGTTAGCCAGGCTTGGGGTGCCGGTTTCAGAAAGGACTTTGTCAAAGAAGTTTATTGAAGATAGCAACGCCAAGATCCAAAGAGAAACTTCTAGAAGGTTTCCTGTGACGGATGTCAAAACTCCCGAAGGTGGCTACGCGGTGACTACGCTTACTGATGTAAAAGCAAAAGTAGGCCCCGACCAAGTAGGCATTTTCAACAACGACCCACAAAGCATGGCTGCGTTGATGGAGCAAGGAACCCCAATCCGGGTTCCGGAATCCGTAATCAATGCTACGACAACAAACCCGTCGTTTAGGTTTGCTCAGATTGGAGATCAATTCGTTGTGTCGGATATAGTTCTATCAGAGTCCGGAGGACAAGTCTCCGCCCTCACGCCTTCCGACAAAGTTCTTACGCTCCGCGAAGACTACTCCATGCTCCAAGGTCTAATCGAGCAAGTGGCCGAGCTTAGACAGGCTCGATCTCTTTCTGACATTGATCCAGAAGACGAGTCGAGGTTCGCCACCCCGACTCCCGAGGAATTAGAAGCCACTACCTTAATACGAGATCCGTTCGACCTTGATCGAACTAACAGTGAAGACAGAGAGATCACAATCGAGGAGGCACTTGATCTTGTCTCCAATGAAGAAAATCTCCGCAGATTTATCCCCGAAAGCTTGACTCCTACTGTCCAGCAAACAGCCCTTCTCGATTTGCAACTAAGGGCAATGAATGCGTTGATGCGGGGGCAAGAGCCATCGCTGATATCCCTAGGTCGTGAGATAACGCAAGAGTATACGAAGATGCAAGATGCCCGTTCAGAGCATCTGAAGCAGTCGTATATTGCGACCATTCCTGTAGATGCCGTCCCCGCACTCGAGCAGAACGAAAACTTCTCACCTGAACAGGAAATATCAGATCCGTATCAGCCGTTCCCCGTGCTACCTGCGGAGCAACTACCTACACGTAAGATTGCTTCAACGATCAAGGATGCCCAAGACCAAGCTATTGAAGCAATGGCGGCAGACCCAGAAATCCGCGCGGCTGTTCTTAATATCCTCGAGCAAGAAGTTTATCAGTCGTCGTCGATTAACTTTTCAAAGATGACAAACAAAGAAGCTTGGGGGCTCTTCACTAACTGGATGGCACAAGGCAACAATCAATCTAATGTTGTTAGCTTAGATTTCCAGCAGGCCCTGAAGACAGACTTGTTTGAGATGGGGGCCCCTGTTCGTAAGGCCCTAAACATATTGTCCCTGTCAGCGAAGTCTGTTGAAGGAGACCCGATGCAGGATTCCGGATACCGGCAAACCTTTGAAGTTAGCTTGCAGCAACTACTGGGGAGAACTCCGACCCCTCCAGAGATAAACGCATTCATTGCGTCGATTGAAAAAGCAAAGTCTGACCTATACCTGAGATCAGAGAACGCGGACTTTAGTCTCGAGGAGATACAGGAAGCTAACCTCGAAGAGATATTGGCGCTCGGTTTAGAAAACAACAACCCGGACAGCATCCTCGAGGCGCTACGGCGAATTATCGAATCGTCTTCAGAAGCAGAGTCTGAATACGACCAGCATCTAGTTGTCTTGGCAAGGTTGCTCATTCAGAACCCCAGCTTCTTGACAGACTTGTCGTTTACAATCGATCAAACAAACTTGGACTACGCGGGACGTATGCGTATTCAAGACGACGGGACTCGGGCAATATCGATCAACATCAACGGTAGAAACCCTAGAGGTGTGGCGGACACACTTTTACACGAAGTGACTCATGCTTATGTCTCGAACATAACAAGGAAACCCAAGGCAGAACTGACTAGACGCGAGCGTTCCGCTTTGGCAGTCCTCGACAATGTTATAAATCAAGTCAGAGAACAGTTTTCCAATCAGTCAATGGGGGGCTTTGGAGGTGCGACATTTGTCAGCACGGGATATGATAACCACGACTCTAGAATGTATGAAGCTCTAGAGAATGTTGACGAGTTTATCGCGCACTTTCTGACAAACATCAAGTTTCAACAGGCCGTCAAAGTTCTATCTGACCCCTCTCGAGCAGTTGGTGTCCGTAAGCGCAACGTGTTTGAAGTGATCATCGACGCAATCTTGGGGCTCTTCCCTAACCTTGCTCGAGCACAATACCCTAAGTTCAGGAAAGCATTTTCCGCAGTCCTAGACCTCGCGCACACTTCGGTGTTTGCAGGGCTCCCTAAGCCACGACGAGCTGCGGCAATGTCTACGCAAGACTTCGCTAGTTTGCAAAGAGATGGAATGACGGCGACAAAAGTAATTCCACCAAGGGCAAAGAAGTATATTGCGGACAGGGTCTTCAAGACTAAGGCCACGACCTCACAACCAAGCTTGGCAGTCCCCCTTACTTCCAGTTCGCTGGCAACCAATGCTGCCGAAAAAGTTTCTTCGGATCGTCGGTCCTCAGTGGGGTTAGCCTCTGGTTTGGAAGGAGCAACGGGAACCGAAAGAACTGCAACGCAAGAACATGAACGGCGCAAGCAAGAGTATGCGGATCTCGTAAGGCGTATTGTTCCTCCCGATATTGAAGTGCAGGTGGACGAAACTATCGACGGGATGGCGGAAGTCGATCAAGAGACCGGCGTAATGACGATCAACCCGGACAAGATCCTTGAGTACTTGCAGTCGCTTGTACAAAAGAACGGTGGCGAACCAGTCCCCGTTCGAGAAATAGTTGAGATTGTAATCGACGAAGAGATTTCCCACGCAGCATCCGTGGCGGCTTTATCTAAAAGTGAGATAGAGGCTATTGCGTCCGCGTTAAGCTTGTCAGATGTTAATGAAGTCTTAGCGCAATACGGCAACCAAGATTCAATCCGAGAGGATCTGAAAGCCCGGTTCCTTGAAGGAGATCCGGATGCCAGACTCACTATAGCCGAGGAGATGCTTCGGATGTTCGGGCAACGGTCCCGGATGGGATTCACAACTGAAGAGCAAGCAGAATTCCTGTCCCGGAATCCGAGTAACAAAGACATTTTGATGCGGTATCTCAAGGGCCACTTTAGGCGTAAGAAGTTTGAGAGGAACATGAAGAACCTGTCTCCAAAAGTGAGAACGGCTATCGAACGGACTAGGATACAGCTTAGAGCGTTACAAACCGGTTATGTCTATAAGTCCCGCGTATTGCAGTTCGACCCAGAAAATCCTGCGGCCACGATAGAAGAGTTCATGCGGCAACTTGATATCAACGGTCGATTATCCGCAGGCATAGACGCCCCACAACCAGAAGAAGATCAAACCGCCCCGGCAAGAGCGGCTAGCGGCCTTGGAATCAACGCACAGACTGAACGGGCCTCAGATTTTCCTGAGTCCTTGGATGTAGATGACGACCTGATCGACTTCAATCACATGGAACTCTTAGAGATCCCTGTCATTGCTAAAACAGACGCCGCGTATGAAAAATCGAAGAGCCTGTTCTCGAAGTTATTTGTAAGGACAGCGGATCCTACGGTGGTCAGGTTCTTGCGTGAGCGTGATAACTTTATCAAGGCTAACGACAATCTGATTGGCCGCTTCTATCAGAGCTACAAAGAGGCGATGAAAGAAGAGTTCGGGGACAACGTGCCCCCGTCTGACGATAAGTTCTGGACTATGCTGCAACAGGCCACTGGTTCCAGAACCGTCGTCCCGGACGAAGCTCGTGTCAAAGAGTTAGAAGATAGCATCGCTCAAGCGAGAGCGGTCATAACAATTAACAGAGACCAAGGCATTATAGATGATGCTGAAGCCGAGACTCAACGCGAAGCTCTCAGGACTCGACAAGCGGAGGGGATGCAAGACCTCAGAGTGCAAGCTCGAGAGAAAGCGAAAGCCGAGAGAAATGAAGGACTACAATATCTAAAGGATACGCACAGATCGGTGTACACCGTAGTGCTTAACCTTCGTAATTTAACAGATAAGATGTCCGCCTCCGCAAAGGTTTTGTTCGGGGGAGACGGAGTTGATTTGAGGTTTGATAACCAGATGGGGGTCTACATCACGCGGACTTACCAGATGTTTATGAATCCGGATTACATTGAGATGATCAAGACTTCGGATTCAGCGGAGGCCGTCAATATACGACAGGCTGCAATCCAGTTCATGCGGGATGTCTTTATCTCTCAAGAAACTCAAAGGCTGATCACAGAGGGAGCCACTGTTTCGGAAGCCGAGCAGCAAGCCAAGCAGTTGTATGATGAAGCTGAAGTCGGGGGCGCTAGCAAAGGGCACCAGATGATGATTGAGTTCCTCGATGCTTATGGCAGCGCGAACTCAGCTCGAGACTTCGCGGATGCCTTTGACCTGGCAGAGGGTTCCGCAATCCGGATCGAGGGTACATCAGATGGTCTCAAAGCTCTTGTAGATAACCTGAAGAAAAGAAGAGAGCTACCCGAGGCACTGGCTAACTTGATGGGGGCAAACAACATCAAAGAAGATAGCGTCAACGACCTCGTTTACTCGTTGGGTATGGTGAGCCGTATCGCCGCGCACCAGTCATTTCTTCAGAAGCTGAAGGCACAAGGTCAAGCGGGGGGATGGTTGCTCACCGCGAAACAAGTCGAAGATCTTAAAGAAGATAACTTTGCCGAAGGCAGTAAGTATAGAAGAGTGAAGAGCGATAAGGCCGACATGGGTAACAACCCCCTTGCAGGTCTTTACGCAAAAGAAGACATCATAGAAGAACTCAAAGTTCTCATGCAGCCCATCTCCCGGACAGGGAGTGACGCCACCTCGCAGACCCTGAACAACATCATGGGTTACGCGCATAAGTTCACGGGCTATTCAATGGGGGCTAAGACCCTACTGTCTTTCGGATTCTATCTGCGTAACGCACTGTCGAACATTATGTTCTTTGGTCCCGCCCAAGGATTCTATGGATCCTTTAGATTGCTCAAGATCGGAGGCAAGTATGGGGCAGGCGATATGTTCAGACGAGCTATCGGCAGTGGCAGCGTAAGAGATACGGACGCTTACCTATCTCGGCTCGAAGCTACTGGAGTATTCGGCAACGAGATTCGTTCTCAGATTATGATCCGCCTGATGCGCGGAGAGGAATCCATGAACAGCTTGCAAGCTAAACTGAGTGAGCTATCGGAGCAGGCCAAGAACCCTAACGTAACGGGGTCCGCTTTACGACAAATCAGAGATAACCTCGGGCGGATCGCATCGGCAATGGATTCTTTCTACAAGATTGCTTACTTCGAGCATGAAAAGAAAGTCCTGCTTGAAGCACGCGCACACGATATAAAAACAGGCAAGTTCAACAAAGAGAACCCGCCGCCCTCTGATACTCAGATAGAGCAGGACGCTGCCGACATCGTAAGTGCTACCGCGCAATCCTATGATCGGGCTCTTCCGATTATTAAGAAAATAACTACGGAGACTAATTTTGGATTGCTGTTTGCTCCGTTCATTCGATTCACCGCAGAGATCCCCCGCATCACCGCGAATACAATTCGTCTCGCGCGGAAGGAAATGAAGTCGGATAACCCGGTCATCCGGGCACGGGGGAGGAAGAGAATAACAGGATTTATAGGGACCGTGGGTCTAGTAAGCATGGTCCTTCCTACATTGCTGAGAGCAGTAGTCGGCGGGATCGGTAAAGACGAAGACGAAGCAATACGAGCATCTCTTCCCGTCTACCTGAGAAACCACACGTTCTTCTACTTCAAGCGACCAGGATCAGATCAGCTAAGATCTCTTGACCTGACTTACATGAATCCGTTTAGCATGATCGCGGATCCCTCGCTCCGATTCATGGAGCACTTGTTCCGAGGAGAGCCAGTTGAAGGTATGCAGAAGGCCGTGATGACTGGAGTGTTCGCCCCATTCTTAGGGCAACAGATACTATCGGGAGCTGTATTTGATGTCTTAGAAAACAGGCAAGCCTCAAACGACGCGCCGATTTACGAAGAGTCTGAAGACTTTAACAGCAAGATTGGTAAGTCTCTAGGCTACATTCTACGGGAAGCCTACGGGGGAAGAACTCCTAAGAAAGTTATGGAGGCATATCGCACGGCTGTCGAAGGAGGTGAGTCGCACTTCTTAGATTCGCCTATGGGGCTTATATTCCAAGAAGCAATGCCAGTTACATCCCGCCCGGTTGATCCTAAGAGACAGTTTGAAAGAACCCTCTACGCCCTCCGGGATGAATACAGCCGGGCAAGGCGGATGTATAATAGGCTAAGACAGGACGAAGCAATGTCCGATAGAGAAATCGTGAATCTCTACAAGGACACAAAAGAACGGATGCTGGAAATCAATTCCGCACTGAGGACCGCCATACGTGGGTTCGGATCCTTTATGTCTGAGGGCGAGATGTATCGAGCCATGCGGAAAGCAAAGTATGGCGAGACCAGATCACAGCTATTGTTCACAGGGCAGGGGTTTCAAGAAAGATACCTGCCATCGTTACCCTTGAGACGAGATCTAATGCAGACTCCTAATGGAGAAGCTAGGCTTAGGACGCTGTCGGAAGCTGCAATGCAGGATCCAAGGTTTATAGAGATTGACCAGTAAGCTTACCAGTCAGCGACCTCTTCGATCTCTGAGCGGACGAGCCGGGCCCGGATGCCTCGATACTCGCGGTTGATTTCCTTGCGGCGCTCTTGCAGGATCTTGATGCGATTCGTCGTGTCCGCAGAGAAAGACTTCAATGTCTCAAGTCTAGCTTCCAGGTATTCTTTTTCTTCAACAGTCATCGGTCACAGGTTTGCCGTGGTAAATATTAGATAGGCGGTTCATTATCGCCTGCTCTAAATCGTTCGGGGGGAATGTTCTAAACATAGGGAGCCGGGCCCCTACAGTTCCTTCTGGGGTGATCGGATATACAGCAGTCTGATGGTAGATCAGGAGTCCGTCTTCCGGGTCAATCTCTCCTTGAGTCAACAAGGGCATTCCCTTCGGTTGTACATCTCTGACAATATTCTTAGGCATGGGGGTCTATATTGTGCAATTCTTTTAGATTCTGCAAGCGTCGGTTTACTGAGCGCATCACTTGCTGTTCGATAGATCCTTCGGATACCAATACATATTGAATGGCGTCGGTCTTGCCACCATTGCGGTGGATCCTTCCGAGGACCTGCATATATGTCTTGCAGGAGAACGAGGGCGTTATCAAAGAGATCCGAGGCCGGTTACCGTGCGTGTCGTGGAGCGATATCCCCGTGCCCCCAGCGGCCGAGTTAACCACGATGCAGTGCTCTTCGTCGGCTTGGAAAGCCTCGATTGTTCGCTGACGTTCCTCCGCGTCTTGCCGCCCGTCGATCTTAGGGCACTCAAGGATGTCCTGTATGCCGTCGATGGTTTCTGAATAGTTAACAAATATGACTATCGAGTTGCCTTCATCTCGCAAATCTTTGGCAAGGTCGCATATGTCCGGGACCTTCAGGGCCTCTGCCAGCCGCCGGGCTCGCGTTATGTCCGAGAGAATATGCCCCGTGTCAGTCACGGTTCCGTTCTCGATGTAGTCTTCGATGATCTCGGCGGTGAGCCCCAGTTCCTCGTAGGCTTTTACAATCTTCTTATTCTCTTTGAACTCCATCGGCTGAACGAATATCCTGTTCAGCTTGAATGAGTCCGGGAAGTCATCCACCGATAGCCGGTGCGTAGTCGTCGCATACATGATCTGTCGCAGATACTTCAGCTTACTGCGGTCTGCTAGCTCCCACGATTTGAAGTGATTGCGGCGGCATCCATACTCCTGCATCCACGGCCACCACATCTTATATCCTTCCTTGCGCTGGTCACCAGAGTGGAGCTTGAGCATCAAACCCAACGGACGCATCTCAGTCGGATCCTCGCAGCTTGTCCCGCTCATGCCATGTATGCTGTAGCCCTGCTTCACCAAGGCCACCAGCAGGCCAGCGGCTTGCGAGAACGGGCCTTTGCATTTATGGATCTCGTCTACAAAGACCAGGGTTCCGGGTTCCAGATTCCAGCGGTATGTTTTCTTGCCGGTCTTAGTTACCCACTGCTTCCGGCCACCGCGTAGAGCTTCCAGATTCAGGATGAAGGTTGCCTCGATGCCCTCTTCTGCTAGCTCCTGCCTCCATGCAGGGATGACAGCCTTCGGGCATATGACGGCGAGGGGTTTCCCTTGGCGCTTCGCCAGCTTCACAGCCACCACTGTCTTACCAGTGCCGGTGTCAGATTGATCTAGCGTATTGTGCCCGTTGTCGTGGGCGCGATCAAAGAAGTCAAGCGCCCCCTGTTGCTTGGGGAATAGTGTCTTCATATCAAGAGCCGGTGGACCGGGTGTTTCATATAGGCATTGCAAACCCGTTGCAGGATCTCCCTGCACACCATGCCCGGACCACCGGCAAATTTACTCACGATCTACAAGAATCTTGTTTGCACGATTTTGTCAGGGTGGATGATGGCGGCCTCCTTTTGAGACATCATCCAACTGAGATCCTTGAGCTGATCCCGTGGAACATCCAGTTCCCTGAGACGCTTGAGAATAACATCCTTACGAGAATGCTCGATAACCTCGAGAGGCTCAGAGAGCCGGAAGCCGTCGTCCTCAGTGTAGCACTTCTGCTCTGGAGTGTCTCGGTAAACTTCCACTCGCTGGGGTTTGTATCTGCCAATACAAAAGACGTAGGTGTAGACCAGATGGGTGTCCAGTTTCGATCCTTTAGACATAACTTTTGCCAATTGATTTGATTTCGTTGTCCTTAACGTCGAAGTCGTCGTCTCCCATATACCCTTTGCCAATCTCGTAGGCTCGAGTGTGGATCCCATAGTATTCGCGTAGGCGCTCGATGTTGGGGAACTTTTCATTCCGGCTGGGGGCCTTACGCATATACTCAAACCACAAAGCGTCTTCCGCTTCTTCTTGCGTATACCCTGTAGCCGTCAGCCCGTAGCCCTTGAAGACATCCGCGCATGACGACACCCAGATTAGCTGGCGGGTTGGCTTGTTGCCCGGACGAACGTGTTCCCTTGTCACGACATTGCGTAGGTCACGGGGCCCGTCAAGTAGGACATACTCGGTGCGCTCGTTGAGCCCGCCGATTGCGACATGGCGATCCTCCCAGTATTGAAATGCTTCCAAGCCGTGGAAGTTATTCTTGTTGGGGAAATAAAGAAGGCACGGACTGTTGCCCGGTTCCTCCTGCCAGTCTTCCCATTTGTGAATCTCCCGCACGGCATATTTGTGCAGGAACTCCATGGGTATGTCGTAGCCATCCTCGCGCGAATGCTCGAAGAGCATAGGCTCGAGGTCTGAGAACTTCTTGGATTTGTAGATCGCGTTGTCAATATGCGCCACCCATAGTGGCGGGTTGTGGTTACCCAACAAGTAATAGTTGCCGGGATACATATACGCGGAATCAATCTCGCCCGGCTGGAAGTCTGCGAACAGTTCGCTTTCCAGGTCAGCTAGCTTATCGCCAGGGAGTCTGAGGAGGGTCATCAATTCAGGCAGGGTAACGTGGGCCGCGCCGCCAATGAATTCTTCGTAGCGTTCTTTAACTGTCATGGTCTTGGATTTGGTCTTCAAGTTCGTCGGCATTGAGGATCCCGGAACGAGGGCCGTCGTGCTGGGATTCGCGGATGTCCTGAAGGACACGACGAATCTTCTCAGCACTGGGCATATCCTTGGGGCGTGCCTGTTCAAATAGATCTCTGATATCAAACATGATCACGCTTGGTTCTGGATTCCACGGCGGCGGATAGCCTCTTCATCTTGACCGGCAAGCTCCCATGTCCACCACTGTGAGCCTACTGGGAATACTTCTCGCAGGCCGTCCGGTGTCAGAACATCTTCGCCCTCGTAAAGGTCAGGACCTTCAACCGCTAGATCATCTTCTTCGATCCCGATCAAGGACACGTATGCCCTGATCCGGAGTCCGGATCCACTGTCGTAGTTGCCATCGAACCACAATCCACTATGCCCCATGCTCTCCACGATCTTGTCGGCATCTTCCTTGGTAAAGTAGGGACACTCCCACCCATTCCACTTGACCTCCGGCTGGTGGTAGCCGTTAACGATTAGCCTATCAGGCCCATCGCCTAAGCTGAACGTGGCCGGAGTCACGGTCTTGGCGTAGTGTGCCCACAAATCAATGCCGTGAATCTTAGCGAGGGAATTCAGAGCCGTGTGATTCTCTGACAACCGCCGCCGCCACGGATCCACGGATCGAGAATTATGAACGCCGAGGGCATTGAATTCTATATCCATAGGGTCATCGTCGAGGTGGTATTGAAACGGGCTCTTCCAGAGCCACGCTAGATATTTCTTAACGCCTTCGGCGCTTTCTTCTATGTCAGGTATTGGTGGTATCATTCTATATGGTGTTGGTGGTTTAATCTACTGCACGGGATAATTGTTGCGGGGCCGCACTAGGCAGGATCTTGCACGCGGAGCCGATTTCTACGAGCGCCTCGGTCGTGCGCTCCTCATCCGGGAGCCGGTTTGTCCTCGTCCGCTCGTCTTGATAGACGACATCGGCAAAGAACTGGCTGAAAGATTCGCTGTCGCGGGGCATTGGTTTAGAGGTTGGCGAGTTCTACTAGCTTTTTCACTTGGGTAAGCAGAGCGAAGCGGTCCACCACGGGAACGTCGAGAGATCTAATGTGATTCCGTATCTCCTGATATAGCTCGGCGGATGCGTCCAGCTTGACCTCGCGAGCGGCACGCTCATTAGCTCTGCCTTGGTTGGCCTGCCATACGCGAACACGATTAACGATCTTGTCCGCTGTCCGGATGTAAACTTGGTTCTCACTGTAAGAGTCCATGAAACTAGAGGGTAGCAGGCTCGTCTTCCGGCAGGGCATATCCCACGCGCATCTCTTTGATGGTGCGGGGTTCCTCAGGCAGGGTGAGGGCCAGAGTGTGCTCTTCCAGATACGCTTCGATAATGTCGAAGGCGGCATGGATTGCGGCGCGTGCTGCGCTACTTACCGCGATGGCATCTTGCCCTAGCGGGTAGTAGTCGCGCGGGTGGAATTCGATTTTGTTGAAGGCCTCGCGAGCGTCGGCTAGGTGGTTGTCGGCTTTCGCGTATTGGGCGCGGAGAGTCTCCCGATCATTACCGTTGGGATGGATGAGGGGGAGAACGATGGGGGTGCGAAGGGTCGCCTGCTTGTGGCCGATGGCCGGTGGTTGGTCTTTCATACGGGGAAGACGCTACCGTGCCCATAAGGTGTTGTCCATTTCTTTCTGCATCTTTTTTTTCCAGGCTTGCCAGGCGAGTGGTCCGCCGGTCATGCGCCGGTCATGCGCCGGTCATGCGCCGGTCATGCGCCGGTCATCGCGCCGGTCATCGCGCGGGTGCCCACCAGCGGCGGGGCCAGGAATGCCAGGGCCCGGAGTCCGGAGCCCGGCTTCCGGGTGCAGGGTGCCAGGATTACCAGGCGGGGCGATCATGCCAGACCGGATCGTATGGCGAGACATCATGCACAGAGCAAGGCTCCCAATCCCGGGAGCCCTCAAAGCGGATCATGACCATTTTTTCCGGCGGGGTTTTTCCGAGCGGATCCTCTGGGGTATCTCCCCGCCATTCCGCCGGGGGCCGTGTCCAGTCTTCCGGGAGCGGTTGCCAGATTTCCGCCAATGCCATTTCCCCGCGCCCCAAGTGGACACGCGCAACGTCGCCCGTGTCAATATTCATAGCCTCGAGGATAGCGGCAGCGGTTGTCAATTCCACAGCCATGACAGAAAGGAAATCCCAATGTGAAAAGCAAACAGGAGAAAGAAAAGGGAAATCAGAAAGCTAAGGATTCTCATTTAATCAATGGGTTCCGATTGCGATTGCCTTCCCTCTCATGCCTTCAAATCCGCACGCGTGGACATTCTCCCCGCGGATGGTGAGACAATCGCCACAAGTTCCGGAGCATACAAAGACGGAACGCGGGGAGTTTTCCCGCACCTGCTTTGCATAGGACCGGAAACCCACGTTCCGGCGGGATTGGTAAGCGTGGTTTTTAAGATGCTCCCGGTCCACTGGCACGGCTAAGAATTCCCCGCGTGTTACGGGTAAAGATTCCATTGCCGCGCGTAGGGGCTCCGGGTGCCGGGATCCGCCGGAAAGATTCAGTAGATAGTTGGCAGGCCAATCGAAACCGGAAAGCTGTAATGCCATAAACTCAACCCAGCTTTTCGAATAGCCATAGACGGACACCTCGGGGCGCGTGCGTATGGTGTCCATCCAAAAGGCGAGGGTTTCTTTATCCGGGAAATCTCCGTCGACATACAGGCGAACCGTCTCCGTTTTCAGCTTGGCAAACTCTCGCCGGATCAAATCCCGGCCGCACGCGTAGCGCAAAATCATGCTATTGGAGATTTGCCGCCCGGCTGCGTTGGGGTTGCGCCATGATTTCAGACTGTAACACCACCCCGCGCAATCTCCCCGGCCGGGACAGTCGAGAACCGCCATGCTTGAAAAGCTCCAGAACGGAAGCTTACTGTTTCCCTTTGCGAATATCGAGAATGCGCCCCGTTCAAGGGTGCCGGATTCAAGCGCCTTCGCTTGGTTTATCAGCTTCTGAAATACTCCAGACCACGACGCGGAACTACCGGCCGGCAGGCTGGCAACTATTTTTTCCGCGCGTTTAGTTTTTCCCCGTATCAATTCCCGGGCGACGGAAAGTAAAACCTTTTGGGTAATTTTCATATGGCAAGGACAAATGTTTTCAGATTCCGAGCGTAGCGAAATTGCACCCGCGTTCCCTTGGCGAGTTGTTGTTTATTAACTGGCTTCCCATCATACGGGGAGGAAATATCCGCAATGATAAAATCCTTTTCCGCGTTCCAATCTGCCAGAACTTTTGCCCGGCTTGTGTAATCTCTCCCGTATGCCGGGAGTAGGGTCATGTCATTCATACGCGGGAACTATACCCGCCAGGAAAGAATTGAACAAGCAAAAAGCGCAACGCGCCAGGCATTTGCCAGGCTCACGGCCCGCGCGTGCCCCAAAAGAAAACCCCGCCCCCGTGGCAGGGGCGAGGCTTCCGGGTTCCGGGTTCCGGGCTCCGTTAGTAGGGAACCCCGTCGTGATCTATCCCCCAAAATTGAGGATCCCCCGGAGCCGGGGCCGGGGCCGGGGTGTTGAATGTGTTACAGGTGTTAACTCCGAACTCGTCATAAACCTCCTCTGGAGCCGGGAGCTTTTCCACCCGGCAGGAAATGCCGTAGTCAATCGCATCCGCTCGAGGATCCCGGAGCCGTAAAAACCGGCACCAAGTGGCGAGGGAAGGGCAGCAGTATTCAGCAAAGTCTAACGCATCCCGGCCGGTAGGGATCCCATGGCTAGGGAAGAAATCGCCCGGCAAAACTTCGCGGGAAATCCACCCCTCGAAGCCCTCTATGAAATAAGTCAGCCGTAGCCCGTGCGGGGCCGTGTCTTCCCAATTCCGGAGCCGGTTCTCAATCGAGAGCAACCGCCCGCGTAATAGCTGGCGCGTCTCGTTTACGGTTTCTAGTCGCATCATGGGTCTATCCGTTGGGGGTTGAGGTTTCAGCCATATCCCACCCGCGCGGAGCGTTCGCTCGTAGGGCTTTCAAATTGGCAAGCTGCAACTCGAGTTCCTCAATCCTTGCCGCGTGCGCGGGATCGATTGCCCGGAGCTTTTCAAGATTGCGGGCGGCCGTGACGCTGTCTACGGTTTCCGTTATCCCGCGCCAGCGGTTTAACTGATCAGGGCACCCTATCGCGATATGATCCGGGGAGACTTGCACCGGGAGCCGGTCACCGGTAGAGAACCCGCAAACCGTCGCGAGTTTTTTCGAGTTCGTGTCCAGAACGGGCTCTCCATTCTTTCCGGAAACTTTCCGCTTTCCGGCGGGGTTTTTTTGGTAGATCAAACCGCCCTTGTGAAATAGCGCGTCGAATCTATCTCCCGGACGCCAGCCGGGAAGATTGGCAGAGCCCTCAATCCAAACTCTCTCAACAGAGCGATTGCGGCCGGTGGTAATGTGGAATTGTCTTTTCATATTGTTTGGATGGTGTGGGGTTACTACTTTACGGGCCAGCAGGTGAGAGCCTCTTGGAATCGCTCATTTGATACGCCTTCTTTCCCGTGCGGGTGGACTGCGTAAATCACTCCATTCGGCTTCACGCGTACGAAACGGGAGGGCGGGGAATCCTTGTGAATCCGGATCCATTGGCCCGGCTGAAGTGTTAAAGCGCCTTTACTGAGGGCGAGGGAAACCGCGCCCGTGACTTCAATAGTGGGTAAGAATTGCATACGGTTGGAAGCTACCGGCAACCGGCACCTTTGACAAGTAAAAAGGATTGAACAATTGAATCTTTTTTCCGGGTTCCGGGCTCCGGGTTCCACGCGTGTTCCACGGGAAAGGCTGGATTGTTCCACGCGTTCCACGGGGGTGCGGGGTCCTAGTAAAATGATCCCGGCCCCCGGAATCCGGCACCCGGAACCGTGCAACCGGCGGATGATGGCGGGAGCCGGAACCCGGGAACCGGGAGCCGGGAGCCTGTGGCCTGCTGCCGGGCCTCCGGGCCCGGGTAGATTGCAAACATGCTGCCGGGCCCCGGGCCCGGGTAGCTTTTCCCCCCAAAAAATACGACGAGCGAAGCGAGCTGGATACAGTGTGTTGTGTGCTACGTGTTGACACGCCACCCCCCACCCTGCCGTTTTTCTGCGGCACGCTACTCATATATATCAGTGTGTATGAAAAAATTTGACAAAATACCATCAATTCCATTAATTGAGGAATGGAGCAGCCATCCTATTACGACAGAAATAAGCAGGCCAGGTGCGAGTATCAGCGTAAATACTACCAGAAAAACAAAGACAAGATTAACCGTAAACGGCAAATTGAGGAGGCGGTTGACCCAGAAAAAATAGAGCGCAGGCTAAAATACAACCGCGAGTATTACCTCAAGAACAGAGAGCGTCTTTTGAAGCGTAGAGCCGAGAGATACCAAGATTTAAAAAAAGCGCAGGCAAGCGACTCTACCGCTGAATAGCGTTAAAATAAAAGGCGTTGAACAGGGATTAGCCCTAAGGTGGATGCGTGTTTATGCAAAACCCAGAATGAAAACTTTTCTAATATAGATATATCTTTTATTCTGGAATATAAGATATATAGTCTATAGAAAACTTTTTGAGTAGCGATATGCAGATACCGACCGGATTTAAGCGTGTTCCAGACACAAACCACTATGCCCTCTGTGAAGAGACCGGTCTTGTTATGAACTTGAAGACGGGCCGCGCGTTAACGCCTAGTTATATCGGGGGTGCCATAAGAACAGCCGTTGTAGATAAAAATGGGAAATCATTTAAATTTCGTCACGATGCTATCGACGACGAAAAATTGCCCGAGTTGTCTGTGGATTATGTCTTACACACAGAAAAGGCACGGGTAATTCCTTCAAATACCCGATATGCGATTACTGTCTATGGTCTTGTTTACTGTATAGAGCCCCATGAGCGGGGTCCCAACGCGGGACGTATACACGTTGTAACTGCCGTTGATCACCAAGGACATGAGTGCGTCCGCCTGAGGGGCTACGACAAACGGCAAGTTTTTGCTCGGGTTGACAAACTTTTGCATGAGGTCTGGGGGGACCTGTCGAATATAGGCCCTTAAATCGACACTTTGCTAGGTTGTGTCGATGCCCTCACCCTAATGGTGTCTTTCTTGCCTATACCGCCCGTGTTACTATGCGAGGGCGTGAAAAAGGCGTCCACATTCATGGAAACCCTTGTGGTTGTGGCGATTACGATGGTTTTGACCGGCCTTGTAATCGAAGCCGCATTTCGAGTTTACGAGAGTTTCACCAATGTGAAGAAAGAACAACACATCTACGACCCCCAGAATTCGCACCCTTCGGGCAACACGATTTATACTAGAGGTTCCCCCAACCCACCCCCGTGAAAACCTTGAGTGTCACGGAAAAGCCCGCCTCGGCAGCTACTCCAAGGCGGGCTTGATTTTATTTATTTGGGCCGTTTAACCATCGGCTTCGGCTTACCACCACCATATGGCTTAGGCTTTTTTGTTGTATGCTTTGGCATAAAGAGTTGTGCGGGGGGACTGGTTGCCTGGCAGTCTGTTTCTAAGTAGGGTTCCCCCGCACAGTATTCCCTACTTGTCTGCTGTAGTCCCTGCTTCGGGCTCAGTCGGAACTAGATCAAGCCCGATACAGAATTTTGGTGGCATAGGCCGGAGTTCGAGGTCCAGCTTTGCACTAGTAGATGGCGAGGTGAACGGCAGTGGAACTTGTCCGCCGAGGTCTGCTGTAGAACAAGAAACTGTGAAGAATCCTGCGACCATAATTAAGTGCATGTATAGGAAATAACCTTTCATAACTTGATTCTTTTATTCAGGCGCTGTCTGAGTGTCCAGATAAAACTACATAATTGACTATACGCTTTCAAAAAGGTATGAACTTGTTGATGAGTGACACCCCGAGTTATCTCGACGGTTTAAATCTTGGATCGCTTGATGATGCGGGGGCCCCAGTTGAAACCCGTCTGAAAGACGTAAAAAGCGCGATTTCCATATTTGGAACCCTACGGCGAGCGGATGAAAAATCTGCTATCAACCGCGCACGGATCGATGCAATGTTTGACGGAGCTGCTCCGTACAATGCGACTCAGCTCCAGACTAGTGGGCAAGGACTCAAAACAAATTTAAATTTTGGAGATGCACAACGACTCTTGGATATCTCTCTGTCTGCTTACGTTGACTTGTATTCTTCTTTGGAGAGACTCGTTGAAGTTAAGGGAACTCAGGGTGAAGGAAGCGAAATTAAACCGAATGAGGAAATCGTTGCAGAAGAACTCACGCACTTGATGCGGAGTTGGCCCGAGTTCCACAGCGCCTATTTACGGCTTTGCACAACATTTATTAAACACGGGGTAGCTGTAGCTTACTTTGATTCGCCGGATGACTGGCGATTTCGAGTCGGCGGTTTTACAGACATCCTGATTCCTAGACAAACAGCATCTAGTGAGGAGGCAATTGATATTGCGATTGGTCGCCGAAACTACCTGCTGCACGAATTGCACTCATACATCAAGGACCCTAAGGCTGCGGCTAAGGTGGGCTGGAATGTTGAGGAGGTAAAACGTGTCATAAAAAGTAATGCGACTACGCGGCAGCGTCAGACGTATCGGGATTACGAGGAAGTCCAAGCCGAGTTGAAGAACAATGATCTGTATACCGGGATCCAGAATCCCTCGGTTGCAGTCCTGCACTTCTGGGTCAAGGAGATGGACGGTAGTGTTAGCCATTACATCGCGGCCGAAGACAGCCCCAAAGACTTTCTGTATAAGAAAGTATCCCGCTATCAAAAAGCAGAGCAGGCGTATGTCATGTTTACTTACGGCGTGGGGTCGAATGGCACTTATCATTCTATCCGGGGTCTAGGTCAGCGTATCTTTTCCCATGTCCAGACGAGCAACCGTCTCCGCTGCCAGCAGATCGACGGGGCCATGCTGGCTTCTGCAATAATGATTCAGCCGGAGAACCAGCGTTCTTTGGACGAGTTGCAGTTTACATTCTATGGGGCTTACGCGGTGATGTCCCCGAATGTCAAAATCGTCGAGAAAGCGATCCCGAATCTTGGAACTGCGGTTCAGCCTGCCTTGCAGGACCTTACTCAGCAGTTGCAACTCAATACCGACACCGTCAGCACCTACGGCCCGACTCAGAGTTCCCCATACCGGAATCAGATGCAGGTTGTGGCGGACATGGATGTCACGACCCGTTTGTCTGGGGCTAGCCTGAACTTGTTCTATTCGAGCTGGGGGCGTCTTCTCCGCGAGATTGTTCGTCGGATTGCTACTACCAAGCGACCTGACGCGGCGGTTAAAGATTTCTTTGCGCGGTGCGAAGCCCGTGGAGTTTCCAAAGAGTTTATTCAGACGCTGGATGTTGACCGCACCAAGGCTGTCCGTTCTATTGGTAACGGTAGCCACGCCAATAGGATGGTTGCCTTGCGCGAGCTTCAGGGGATCAGCGGCCAGTTCGACGATGTCGGCCGTCGCAATCTTACCAGGGACATTGTTTCCACCCGTGTTGGGCATGATCTTGCCGACCGGTATGTGCCAGCGGAAGTTCAGAAGCGTCCGACGGTAGATGTTAAGATTGCGTTCTTCGAGAATCAGCAGTTGATGGCCGGGCAACAAGTTCCTGTTGTCGCTAACGAGTTACATGGCACCCACCTCGAGGTTCATGTTCCGGTATTGAATCAGCTTTTGGAGCAGTTGAATGTTGGCGAGGCAGATCCGATGCAGTCGTTGCCGGTGTTGCAAGCATTCTACCAGCATATCAGTCAGACAGTTCAGTTCGCAGCGGGCGATCCGGCCCTCGAGGGCATTGTTGGTCAGACCAAGCAGACGTTGAACTTTGCCGAAGAGGTCATCAACAACACTGCGAAAGCGGCTCAGAAGATTCAGCGGGAGCAAGCGGAAGCGGCTCAAGCTCAAGGTGGGCAGATGCCGCAGCAGCCTGACGCTAAACTGGCCGAGCATCAGATAAAGATGCAGATTGCCCAAGAGAAAGCCGAGTTGGACATGGCTATTAAGCAGAAAAAACATGACCAAGAAATGGCTATACGTGACGCCAAAGCGGCGTTAGAGTTCCGCCAAGGTGACCTCTAAAGAACTTCTAGCCCTGCATGACTCGACTTGCATTGAATGCAAGCAAATCATGCAAACCAAAAACTCGGATTATACTGGCGGCAAAAATGCCACAGATCCATTTGCCAATTTTAAAAGCAGCACTGTCTTGGGCGTGCATCCGGTATTAGGACTCCTGATGCGGGTGCTGGATAAGATTCAGCGGATTCGTTCGTTTGTGAACGATTCGGAGTTACAGGTTCCGGACGAGAGTGTTGAGGATGCCTTTAACGACATTATCAACTACATGATTCTGGGTAAGGGGCTCCTGATGGAGGAGCGTGCTAACGTAGCCGACGAACAAGGAGTTCAGTTTCTTGAGCCAATTCCTCGATACGACGACTGAGGTTTAACGCTAGAGCTGGCTTAGGTTTTACCTTTTGAGCTTCTTTGGCGGCGTCCTTTATTTCTTGAAGGTTTAGCTCGATTACCTTTTTGGTGGAGACCCTTTGAATTTCAGTCCAGTATTTTGCTACGTTGATGGGTGCGCTAGCTTTACTCATGGGATATCTTCGCTTTTTAGAATAAAAATCTTGAACGAAAAGCTAAAACTTAGTTAGTGGGTGTAGTGTGGATTTTGCCCGAGGAACTATTAGACACTTATCGCTCTGCACTGGGTATGGAGGAATCGACCTCGGACTCCGAAGAGTTCTCCCGAATTGCAGAACACTCGCTTACGTGGAGGTCGAAGCCTTCGCCATCGCAAACCTGGTTAGTAAGATGGAAGCGGGCTACTTGGATCCGGCACCTTTGTGGACGGACATTAAAACCCTGCCATTGGAATGCTTTCCAAAAGGCATTGAGATTATCAGCGGAGGTTTCCCATGCACCCCGTTCTCTGTCCCCGGACGCCGGAACGCGGATTCAGACGGACGGCACCTCTTCCCCTACATAAAGAATGCAATTAGAGTTATTCGACCTCGCTACGTGTTCCTCGAGAACGTCGAAGGAATCATTACGAGCGAACTCAAAGGAGACCACTGGGGAGACCCGGCTGGGACGCCGGTATTGTTGCATGTCCTCCGAGAGTTGGAGCGAGAAGATTACCGATGTTCGTTCGGAATGTTTACGGCGAGCGAAGTTGGGGGCCCCCACCAGCGGAAAAGAGTCTTCATCTTGGCCCACGCCGACGAGTCGGGATTGGAAGGACGGGACGGCGGGGAGTTGTCGGAATGTCCCGTCAAACTGTCTTTTAGGGAGGGAAGTCCACAACTACGGTGGCCTAGTTTACCTGAAGAGGACCAGCATGAGTGGGAGCACCCACGGGTTGCAGGAAACCGGGACCGGGATTCCGGATCGGGAAACGGGGAGATTGAATCCGAATTGGGTGGAGCAGTTGATGGGCCTCCCCCTGGTTGGGTGGACACAATTGTGTGCCCGGTGGCGAACCGCACCGACCGACTGAGAATGCTGGGTAATGGTTGTGTCCCTGCTGTTGTTGCCAAAGCTTTTTCCGATTTACTACGCGAACTACATAACTAATGGCTAAACAAAAACCAATTACGCCCCCGGTCCCTCTTGATACTTGGTATCGGGATGTAAAAACTGTTGAAGAGCTTAGAGCTTTATTGGCGAGCGAGACTTTCCGTAAAGCGGCGGCTACCCTCAAAGAATTAGCTGGACCGTCGTACAATACTTTGCAAGATGCAGAAAGTAATGCAATGCGTCATGCTTGGTATGCGGGTTACCGGGACGCACTGAACGACCTCTACAAGTTGTCGAATACTCCTACTAAAAACCAACCGAACGAAATCGTAAATGAGTGGACCCACATCGAATGAAGCACCTGCGGCAGAAGCTGTAGAATCTGTAGACCCCGTAGCGGAAGCAGTGTCGGAGCTTCCACAAGAAAATCTTGAACTCGATTTTGCGTCCCGGGTTGACCAGATGCTGGCCGAAGAGAATAAGGAGCCAGAGCCAGAACCAGAGCCAGAGCCAGAACCGGAGCCAGAACCGGAGCCAGAGCCAGAACCGGAGTCAGAACCGGAGCCAGAGCCAGAGCCAGATACCGGGTCGGATTTAGACGACGCGGATCCTACTACAGGTTTAAGTGAGGATCTTGGTGATGACTGGACCCCTAAAGCGGCTTCACGTTTCAAGCAGCTCAAGACTGAGCTTAAAGAAACTACGTCTGAGCTAAAAGATCTTCGCCATCAGAATGAGGCTTATGAGCAGAAGATAAAAGAATTGACCGGCGTTGCTGAGAACAAGGATGTAGAGGCCCTTCAGGAAAAGCTCGCAGAGTATGAGAAGGAGAAAATGTTCACAAATTTGGAACAAACTACGGCATATCAAGAAGCCGTAGCCCAACCTTTAGAGCAGATTATTAATGAGGCTGACGAACTTGCGGAGAAGTACGACATAGACGCAGATTCTTTGACTGATATCCTGTCTCTTTCTGATCCTGAGGAACAAGACAAACAACTCTCTGTGTTGTTGTCTGAGGCAACTGATCGGGACAAAGCCCGCGTTTACAGGATGATCGATCAGATCGAGCCCCTAATGGACAAGCGCGAAGCTCTCAAGAGTAACGCCGAGGCTGCTTTAAAAGAGGCCGAGATGCTCAAAGAAGAGCAGGAGCGCCAAGAAGCGGCTGAAAACTTAGCCCTCCGCAAGAATGCGGCTAGAAACGTGGTGGCACAGGTAAAAAGAAGGTTGCCATTTCTTTCTTCTATCGAGGGCTTAGATTTTGATGCGGTGGCCGAGACGGCGTCTGAAAATGATCCCTCTGTCCTGCACCCGGTGGATTCTACATTCCAAGCGGTCTCTGCTAAAATATTTCCTAAAGTCATCAACGAGTTCATGTCTTTGCGGCGTGAGAATGCGGCTTTGACTGATGCCTTGGCTAAGTATGAGAATGCCGAGCCTAAGATTGATGGGAACACCCCTGCGCCTACGGCCAGCCCTGACGAAGCTAATCCCAATGCTTCCTTTGAAGATCGGATTGACCGGGCATTCAGCACGGAGGGATTGAGCCGCTAAATATTAGCGTATTGACATCCTGGCATATTTTGTAATATGCTACGCACCATAGCAGCCGGTTGCTCTAGCCAAAATTAGTTCTAAGGTTGCTTTTTGGGCTTTGTTCCATCCATCACAGAATACTGCTGGTTGCTCTAGCCATTGATTAGTTCTAAGCGGGTTCACCACATTCTTTGTTTCTTTTTAGGCCCCTACGTTAGGGGTCCGTATTCTATTAATTACTTACTTATTTTTTACAATGGCTGGATCATTTACAGATAGTACCGCTGCGATTAACAACATCCTGACTCAGGAAGCTAATCGTATCGGTTCCGACATTCACAAGGCAACCCTCCACACATCTCCGTGGATTGACCTTATTAGACAGAGTGCATTCCCTGAGGGAATGGGCTATCAACTCAACACGCTGATTTACGACCGCGCTCTTCCTATTAAGAATGGCGGCAGTCTTGCTAGTGGAAATACTGGTGTTGACTGGACGGCACTTCAAACCGGTTCTGCCGGAGGAAGTGACATTGGTTTCACCGCAGGTCAGACCACGGCTAGCGCCGGTCTTACCGATGAGAAGAAAGCTACACTGGACTTCACACGGGTGCTCAAGTCTTACTCCCTGAGTAAGGCGGTCGTTGAGTCTCCTCGGATTAACGTCGAAGACCTGCGTTACGCAGCTCACCGCGCCGAGCAGCTCCGGGCCATCATGGACCTGATGAAAGAGTCTGTCCGCAACACTTGGGAGAATCGTTATCGTGACGAGTACGACCGTTTGGCTGACAACTGTGTTCTTTGTAAGTCCGCGAGCACGACCTTCATTACTGATGGCGAAAACAAGCAGTCCTTCGTAATCGACGACTCCGATGGTTTGGCTCAAGCAGGAACGACCGTTAAGACGGGAGACCTCGACGACGACGACGACGGAACTGGAGAACTTGAGCCTAGCGGCAACATCTCCAACGCAGTCATGGACAAGATCTACTTCCAGCTCATTCGCGCTGGTGCAGGTCTCAAGGCTTACGGACGCGAGAACGGACGCCCGATCTTTTCGGTTGTTCTTTCCTCTGAGGCATCTCATCAGCTCCTTACTGAGGACGATAAGATCCGGGACGACATCCGTTACAACAACGCTAAGGTTGGCGAGCTGATCGCACCCCTTGGAGTTGAGAAGTCCTTCCGTGGGTTCTACCACTTGGTTGATGATCTCACCACCCGCTACAAGAGTCGTTCGGGACAGGCGAACACCCTTGTCAAGGTTGAGCCCTACATCGTCAGCGGTAACAAAGTTATCGTAAACCCAGCATACGAAAGTGCCGAGTTTGAGGCCGCTTACGTTCTGGTTGATGATGTCATGGAGTCACTTGTTCCACAGCCTATTACTAGCGCACCTGGAATGACGTTTGACCCCATCCAATACACTGGAGACTTCGCGTTCCGAAACATCCCGGACGCCACAAATAATCCTGATGGAAACATCGGTTTCTTCCGGGGAATCATGGCTAGCGCATCCAAGCCGATTAAGACTCAGTTTGGTTACGTAGTTATCTTCAAGAGGGATACTGACACTGCCTCTGTGGTATAAGGTTTCATAGCACCCTAACATAGTTATCCCGAACCCTGAGGAGCCCTTCGGGGTTCGGGATTTCTTTTACCTACTTAATTATATGAGCGATACACGCACTCAAGAAGAGAAGGAAGAAATGATCGCGAGGCTGAGAGCCCAGATTGCTGAAATTGAAGCAAGTTTTGGGCGCGGTCCAAAAGAACCTGTTTCTCCTGTTCCGGGAGATCCTCTCAAGCCGGGAGAGACAAGAATGAGCGACGGGCCTTTCCCGGAGTCGCGAATGGACAGGGGAAATCTTGCTTCAGAAGAAGAAGGTCCTTTAGGCAACAAAGCTCGTAAAGCCGAACGGAAGGCTCGTAAAGCCGAACGGAAAGCTCGCAAAGCTGAAGAAAAACGAATGTCTGCCCCCGATCCAATGGAGGCTAGATACGAAGCTTCTCTAGCGGAACAAGCAAAAGAACAAGAAGCAGAAGATGCGGAAGCTGAAATGGAAGCTGCTAAGGAAAAAGCAAAAGATGCTCTTCCTAGTCGTGATCAAGCGGCCAAAGATCGAATGCTTGCTGGCCTTAAAGAAGGATCCCCTACGGCATTAGATAATCCTGCCGGTGAAGAACCCGACGTTGCTTTCAATCCTGAAATGGCGGAAGAAATGTCCGGCGACCCTGGAGATCTAGAAATGCAGCTCTTCAAAACAGCGCATGGCGGGAACTTTGATCCTAAGTCTAGCATGGACCGCGATAAGATGAAGAAGCTTAGAAGCCTTCTTTTGTCCGGGCAAAGCTTTGGTGATTTGACTAAGGAAGAAAATCAAGAGAGGTTTGCTCTGAAGCTCTACCGCCAGTAGTCGATGTACGGGGATAAAAAAATGGCGCACTCTGATGCCGGTATGCATCAGATGGACGAGGAGACTAAGATGATCATGCGGCAGCTTAACAACCTGCATGAGAACGCTTGCGATCTTCTTGAGCATTTCAAAGAGTGCGCCGAGCCTCACCTCAAAGAGAGCTGGGTTAAGAAGAAAATTATTTTGGCTACAGATTATGTAGATTCCGTTCGAGATTACGTGATGAGTAGCCACGATAAAAAAATGCATTCCGATAAGTCTGCACCATTTTTAGTGATGGTTGAAAGGCGTATGGAAGAGTAAACTCTAGCTATGGCCGCTAAATCTGTAACCCACTCCGTATCGCTTTCACTGGGTGATGTAGCCTTGGCGTTGAGCGACACCTCTACGGCTACTGCCGACCCTACTGATTTTGTTTTAGGGACATTCCGTGCAGACACTAGTTTTGACACGATCCCAGCAGGGGATGTAGACGCCTCGTCTTCAAAAGTCTTGCTTCTAATTAAAAACGAAAACACTACAGGTAATTCTGAATTACAGGTGTGTGTAGACGGAACATCTGCAATTCACCTTGTCTTGCTAAACGGTCAGACAAATCTTCTTAGCACAGAAAACCTTTCAAACATTAAGTTAAAGGCTCACACAGGAACAGTAGACGTTTCTTACATGGCCGTCCAAATCGGAGCTAATTCATAAGATCATGGCTAACATTCAGCTTCAGCGGGGTTTAAAACAAGATGTAGATGTTACCTACACTCTTGCAGGGCAGAGTTCGGCCGAAGACTTTACGAGTGGGAGCCACGATGCCGAGTTAGTTATTCGTCGTTCTTTGACAGGTTCCATTGTTGATACTCTGAGACACGGGACTTCCAATCCAGCTCGAAGCGACGCTGATTCTCGTATTACTTTTTTAAATCCGTCCTCTGGGCCAAACATCCGGCTTCATTGGACAACGGCACAAGCAACCGCACTACCTAACGAAAAGATCACAGTTATTGGAGATCTTAAAATTTTAAATTCGTCCGCCGAAGTAATTCACCACATTCGGCTCACCTTTGACATCTTACCCGAAGTTATAGAATAAAATGGCTAACGAAACCGTAACTGTAAACCAAGCAACTAATTCAGTAACGGTAACTCAGTCCACCAACTCAGCCTCCATAGTAACGACTAACTCTGGTGCCAATCTCGGCTCTGGAGGAGACATCGACGGTAATCTCACGATCACCCCAACATGGAACGCCAGTGGGACTGAGTTTACCAGCTTACTGGTTAATGCGACCGACACTTCTAGCGCAGCTACTAGCGAACTTTTAGACCTACAACTTAGTGGGTCTTCTAAGTTTATAGTTCTTAAATCTGGCAATGCTTCTCTTACCGGCGAATTTTCTGCTGCTTCCCTGGACATTTCGGGTAACGTCGATGTAGACGGAACTCTTGAGACGGACGCCCTGACCATCAATGGCACGGGGTCAAATGCGTTCACTGACGCATTACTAAGCAAACTGAATGCTATCGAAGCATCAGCTACCGCAGATCAGACCGCTGCGGAAATCCGAGCACTTGTTGAGTCGGCTACGGATTCCAACGTCTTTACTGACGCTGATCATACTAAGCTCAATGCCATTGAAGCTTCCGCAGACGTAACCGATACCGCAAACGTAGTCTCTGCACTTACCGCTGGCACCAACATAGCGATTGGATCCGACGGAACTATTTCGGCAACTTCGGCTGCTCTGACTACTGAGCAAGTTCAAGACATCGTTGGCGCAATGGTCGCCAGCAATACTGAGTCTGGAATTACCGTCACCTACGAGGACAGTGACGGAACGATTGACTTCGCGGTTGCGTCTCAGACCGACGAAAACTTTACCACCGCTGATCACAGTAAGTTAGATGGTATTGAAGCGAATGCGACCGCAGATCAAACAGCCGCAGAGATTAGAGCACTCGTTGAGTCAGCTTCGGATTCTAACGTATTCACGGATGCTGATCACAGTAAGCTGGATGGGATTGAAGCTTCCGCAGACGTAACCGATACCGCGAACGTAGTCGCTGCTTTATCAGCAGGTTCAAATATCAGCATAGGAACTGATGGAACTATTGCCGCTACCGATACCAACACACAGCTATCGAACGAACAGGTTCAGGACATCGTGGGTGGTATGCTCACGGGCAACACTGAATCAGGAATCACAGTCACGTATGAGGACAGTGACGGGACAATCGACTTCGCTGTTGCGTCCCAGACTGACGAGAACTTCACAACAGCGGATCACGCAAAGCTCGACAACATTGAGGATAATGCAACTGCTGATCAAACTGCTGCGGAGATCCGCACGTTAGTTGAGGCCGCTTCCGACTCCAACGTATTCACGGATGCTGACCACAATAAATTAAACAACATCGAGGCGGCGGCAGATGTAACTGACACGGCCAACGTGGTAGCCGCATTGTCCGCTGGGTCGAACATTTCCATCGGCACGGACGGAACTATCTCTGCGACAGATACCAACACACAACTCTCGAACGAGCAGGTTCAGGACATCGTGGGTGGTATGCTCACGGGCAACACTGAGAGCGGGGTAACAGTCACTTATCAAGATGCCGATGGAACAATCGATTTCGCTGTTTCGTCTCAGACTGATGAGAATTTCACAACGGCTGACCATGCGAAGCTCGACGGCATTGAAGCGTTGGCAGATGTTACGGACACCGCAAACGTGGTCGCAGCATTATCGGCAGGTTCAAACATCTCGATAGGAACTGACGGAACCATAGCGGCTACAGACACGAATACCCAACTATCGAATGAGCAGGTTCAGGACATCGTTGGTGGAATGCTGTCTGGCAACACTGAGTCTGGAATTACAGTCACCTATGAAGACAGCGATGGGACAATCGACTTCGCTGTCGCTTCACAGACTGACGAGAATTTTACCACTGCCGATCATGCTAAATTAGACGGCATAGAAGCAGGAGCAGACGTAACACCCACTTGGGTTCCTGACGCTGACCCTAGTTATGCAACCCAATCGTTTGTCACCACACAAGTAAGTAACCTAGTGGATTCTGCACCGGGTGCATTAGACACGCTGAACGAATTAGCTGCTGCGATTGGTGACGACGCAAACTTCTCGACAACTGTAACTAATAGCATCGCTACCAAGCTGCCTCTTGCTGGCGGGACCATGACAGGCAACATAGTCATGTCCGGCAGTCAGACTGTAGACGGGCGGGACGTTAGTGCAGACGGAGCAAAGCTAGACGGTATTGAGGCTTCAGCGGACGTAACCGATACGGCAAACGTAGTCGCTGCGCTATCAGCAGGTTCAAACATATCGATTGGATCTGACGGAACGATTAGCTCTACCGACACTAACACACAGCTAACGACTGAGCAGGTTCAGGATATTGTTGGTGGAATGCTGTCTGGAAACACTGAGAGTGGAATCACCGTCAGCTATGAAGACGGAGATGGAACAATCGACTTCGCTGTTGCGTCCCAGACTGACGAAAATTTCACAACGGCTGATCACTCAAAACTAGACGGAATCGAGTCGGGGGCAACAGCCGACCAGACGGCCAGCGAGATACGAACCTTAGTCGATTCCGCTACCGATTCTAACGTATTTACTGACGCCGACCACACAAAGCTCGACGGCATTGAAGCCTCGGCAGATGTCACCGATACAGCAAACGTAGTGGCGGCGCTATCCGCAGGTTCTAATATTTCGATAGGAACTGACGGGACTATCGCATCTACCGACACGAATACTCAACTCTCGAACGAGCAAGTGCAGGACATCGTTGGTGGGATGCTCTCGGGGAATACCGAAACCGGAATCACCGTAGCTTATCAAGATGCTGATGGGACGATTGACTTCACTGTCGCATCTCAAACTGACGAAAATTTTACAACAGCGGATCACGCAAAGCTGGATGGAATCGAAGCTTCAGCAGATGTAACCGACACGGCCAACGTAGTCGCCGCCTTGTCTGCTGGGTCAAACATATCTATTGGATCTGACGGAACCATTGCAGCTACTGATACCAACACTCAACTGTCTAACGAGCAAGTTCAGGACATCGTGGGTGGAATGGTCAGTAGTAACACTGAAAGTGGAATCACAGTAACTTATCAAGATGCCGATGGCACGTTGGACTTCGCTGTTGCGTCCCAGACTGACGAAAACTTTACGACAGCAGATCATGCAAAGCTAGACGGGATTGAATCCGGCGCTACCGCTGACCAGACAGCCAGTGAAATAAAAACGCTCTACGAGAGCAACAGCGACACGAATGCGTTTACTGACGCACTGCAAACAAAACTGTCTGGCGTTGAGGCATCAGCCGATGTGACTGATACCGCGAACGTAGTTGCTGCTTTGTCAGCAGGATCAAACATATCTATTGGATCTGACGGAACCATAGCAGCTACTAATACCAACACCCAATTATCTAACGAGCAGGTTCAGGATATTGTGGGTGGGATGCTTTCTGGTAACACAGAGAGTGGTATTACCGTCTCTTACCAAGATGGAGACGGAACAATCGACTTCTCTGTTGCGTCTCAGACTGACGAAAACTTTACGACAGCAGATCATGCAAAGCTTGACGGTATAGAAGCTAACGCTACGGCTGATCAAACGGCCAGTGAGATCCGCACGTTGGTTGACGCCGCTACAGATTCTAACGTATTTACTGACGATGATCATTCTAAGCTCAACGCTATAGAAGCCAGTGCAGATGTTACGGATACCGCCAACGTAGTCGCTGCATTGTCTGCGGGATCAAACATATCTATTGGATCTGACGGAACGATTTCATCCACAGATACCAACACCCAACTGTCTAACGAGCAGGTTCAGGACATCGTGGGGGGCATGGTCAGCAGTAATACCGAAAGTGGTATTACAGTCTCTTATCAAGATGGAGACGGAACGCTCGACTTCGTTGTCGCTTCACAGACTGACGAAAATTTTACGACAGCAGATCATGCGAAGCTGGATGGCATAGAGGCAGGAGCGGACGTTACGCCGTCTTGGGTTCCTGATTCTGATCCTAGTTACGCTACGCAGTCTTTTGTTAATACCCAGGTAAGCAATCTTGTTGACTCAGCACCTGCTGCGCTCGACACGTTGAATGAACTAGCCGCCGCTATTGGTGATGACGCGAACTTCTCCACTACAATAACAAATAGCATTGCCGCCAAGTTACCACTTGCCGGAGGCACAATGTCGGGTGGTCTGAACATGGGTGGTAACGCCATCACGAATGTTGGTAACGTAGATGGCAGAGACGTATCTTCTGATGGTTCTAAACTGGACGGCATCGAGGCTTCAGCGGACGTAACCGATACAGCAAACGTAGTCGCTGCTTTGTCTGCGGGGTCAAACATCTCGATAGGAACTGACGGAACAATTTCTTCTACCGACACTAATACCCAACTGTCTAACGAGCAGGTTCAGGATATTGTGGGTGGAATGGTCAGTAGTAACACTGAAAGTGGGATTACGGTCACTTATCAGGACGGAGACGGAACGCTCGACTTCGCTGTTGCGTCCCAGACTGACGAAAACTTTACGACAGCAGATCATGCGAAGTTAGATGGTATAGAGGCAGGGGCAACTGGCGACCAGACTGCTTCGGAGATACGAACGCTCTACCTTAGCAATTCTAATACAAACAACTTTAACGATGCATCCTCTACCAAGCTAGACGGTATAGAAGCTAATGCAGATGTAACCGACACAGCAAACGTAGTTGCCGCGCTATCTGCCGGTTCCAACATTTCCATCGGATCGGACGGAACTATCTCGTCTACTGATACCAATACCCAACTTTCCGACGAACAAGTTCAGGACATCGTGGGGGCTATGGTCAGTAGCAACTCAGAGTCTGGTATCACCGTCACCTATCAAGATGCCGACGGAACAATCGACTTTGCCGTAGCTTCTCAGACTGATCAAAACTTCACCAATGCCGATCATAGTAAATTAGACGGCATTGAGTCAGGGGCAACAGCGGATCAAACAGCCTCTGAGATCCGCGCACTTGTAGAGTCAGCCTCCGACTCGAATGTATTCACTGACGCTGATCATTCTAAGCTCAACGCGATTGAGGCTAGTGCAGACGTAACCGATACGGCAAACGTAGTCGCTGCGCTATCCGCAGGATCAAACATTAGTATCGGCAGTGACGGAACCATAGCGGCTACGGATACCAACACACAACTCTCGAACGAGCAGGTGCAGGACATCGTGGGCGGCATGGTTAGCAGCAACACGGAGAGTGGTATTACCGTCACTTACCAAGACGGTGATGGCACGTTGGACTTCTCTGTTGCTTCACAGACTGACGAGAATTTTACGACAGCAGATCATGCAAAGCTAGATGGTATTGAGTCTGGTGCTACTGCGGACCAAACGGCCAGTGAGATTCGCGCTTTGGTCGAATCAGCCTCCGATTCGAACGTATTTACTGATGCAGATCATACAAAACTAAATAACATTGAAGCCTCGGCAGACGTAACTGACACCGCCAATGTTGTCGCCGCGCTGTCGGCTGGATCGAACATTAGTATCGGATCGGACGGAACTATCTCGTCTACCGATACGAACACGCAGCTATCAAGCGAGCAGGTTCAGGACATCGTGGGGGCGATGGTAAGCAGCAACACTGAAAGTGGGATCACCGTTACCTATCAGGACGGTGATGGCACGTTGGACTTCTCTGTTGCTTCACAGACTGACCAAAACTTTACCAACGCCGACCACAGTAAGTTAGATGGAATAGAGGCCAGCGCCGATGTAACTGACGCCACCAACGTAGCTGCTGCGGGTGCGTTGATGCTAAATACTGGTGGCACGATTTCTGCAAACACAAAGTTTACAGATGGAACATCACTAGGAGTAGGAAGCGGGTTTGATATTAAGCTTTCGCACGATGGCACGGATTCGTTTTTCGAGAACGCTAACGGAGATTTGTATTTCACACAAAATGCAGATTCTAAGAGTATCGAGTTCCAGTGCGATAACGGCTCTGGAGGAGTCACCCAGTATCTTAAATTAAGGGGTAATGTAGAAGACATCTTACTTAGTAAGCCTCTTACAACAACTTCGACTATAGATGGCAGGGACGTAGCTACTGACGGATCGAAGCTTGACGGTATCGAGTCAGGGGCAACAGCAGATCAAACAGCCGCAGAGATCCGCACTTTAGTCGAATCAGCATCTGACTCGAACGTATTCACTGACGCAGATCATTCTAAGCTCAACGCTATCGAGGCCAGCGCAGACGTAACCGACACCGCAAATGTGGTTGCCGCCTTAACTGCTGGATCAAATATTTCGATAGGGTCTGACGGAACTATCACAGCTACTGACACCAACACGCAACTGTCTACTGAGCAGGTCCAAGACATCGTGGGCGGGATGGTCAGCAGCAACACCGAAACAGGCGTTACTGTCACTTACCAAGATGGTGATGGCACGTTGGACTTCTCAGTCACACCTTCCTCAATCGGACTGGGCAACGTAACGAATGAGTCCAAGGCTACGATGTTCTCCAGTGCAGCTCTGACTGGGAATCCTACCGCCCCGACTCAGAGTGCTGGAAACGATTCCACTCGCATTGCAACCACCGCCTTTGTTAGCACGGCTGTATCCAACCTAGTGGACGCTGCACCAGGAGCACTCGACACGCTCAATGAGTTGGCGGCTGCGATTGGTGATGACGCGAACTTCTCGACGACCATCACTAATAGTATAGCTACCAAGCTACCACTCGCTGGTGGCACGCTGACTGGAAACCTCATTCTAAACCAAGGACTTTTTGCTCAGTTCGGGAGCAAGATGAGGATAAATCAAGTTACGGACGGTAATTCAGTTATCTCTGCCTTGACTGATGACCTCGTTATTCAGAACTCAGATTCATCAGGGAGAGATATATTCCTTAGAGCCTATGATGGATCGAGTGGCGTTACGAATTACCTGACTATTAACGGCGGCACACAGACCATTGACCTTGCTCAGAATCTAACTACTACCGGCACGATTGACGGCAGAGACGTAGCCACTGACGGCTCGAAGCTCGACGGCATCGAGTCTGGTGCTACGGCAGATCAGACAGCCAGTGAGATCCG